GTGGGTGCAGATGGTTACTCTCACACTGCGATTGGTTGCTGCAGTGGGCTTTGCCTGCCGTCTGATCATCTTGGCAATCGCTGAACCGTTCACAACTGGGGTATCGCATTCCCTGGCGCTTGTAAAACCTTGGCAAGCCTCTGAGCGGAGCCCTACCTAAGTTCTCTCCAGTTCATTGCCCCTGTCATATTGATTGTTCCTGACAGGGACTGAGCAATTAAGCACAAACCACGTGGATTCGCTCCTGCGTAGTTGATCCCAATAGGGTATTTCGCACCAATCAGACTGCTAAGGCTTCCTCTTCCACCGCTTGATGTCACATATCCTACCTGAACTCTGACACCGCCCGTGATAGTGCCGAGTGTGCTCCAATACTCTATGGACGAATACGCTGTGTCATGGTTAGTCCAAGCTCCACCAGTAAATGTCGGGTTGTAGATGAGATAGACAATGGCATTTCCAGATGACGTAACGTCGTAATGAAGCGGAATTGTGATGATACGATTAACGTCTCCATCGAAAGTCGTCCTTGGTCTGATGGCAAATATAGGAACCTCAGCTCCTGCACCGACAGAAGTCGTTCCAACGAAACCCCTGCCGAACTCGTATCCAATATCTTCGTTGAATCCACCTTCGCTATTGACTGAGCAGCAGATTGCCTTGAGCAACTGAGCGGCACCAGACGTGCCATTGTTGTAGACTCTCCATTGAACAGGCAGATTTGCGGTCTGCATGTAGACACCAGTAAGCGTGGTGTTCGTGTTGAGGAATTGGTGGGCGACGTAGATCTTTCCATCTATAACAAACCCAGTCCTTACTCGACCGACTCCAAGCCATTCAATGTCGATGAAGAAGATCTGAGCTTTAGTCCAGTCAAGTGTGATGCCAGAAACACCAGATCCGTCCATTGGATCAACATTCCAGCTCCCTTGATCAACAGCATTGTCTACAGTGGCACCACTTGTATAGGTTCTACGCACCATCTGCAGTGTTCCAGCGTTGTTTCGGACGAATATCCCATTGCGAGAGTCAAACAAACCAACATCTTGCTGAGCATTTGACTGCGGAATTCCACCAACGAACGTCACGAGTATCAACTGAGACTTTCCAGGCTGATACTTGATGTGTGTTCTGGACACCAGAGCGGCTGTATCACCATTCGTGGTGCCTCCAGTCGACAAAGTGACCGATGATTCGTTAGGAAGATGGGTAGCTGAGCCTGCTCCGACGAGAATCTCTTCAAAGATCAGTGGTTGTTTCGTGTATTGGAAGCTCGATGCGAACAGACCAGTAGGATTCGACACGCGCAGACGCTGAAATGCGTCCAAGTGTGCGCTATCAGGACGGATGTCGATGTTTGAGATGTAGCTCATGTGATGTTCCAGAGTGTTCCGTCAGCAACGAACTGACCAGCTTCGCGTCCAGCAAGGTAAACCGTGTTGACTGAGTCGATCAACGACACAGACGTGACAGTAACAATACCGTCCGTTTGATTTTTAACCGTGATTTTCCGAACTGAAGTCGCGGCGGGTAGAGTAATCGTAATACCAAGCGCCGTGCACTTGACGTGGTTGACGCCTGTCGCGACAGAATAGTCCACTCCAGTGATCGCCCACGTAACGCCGTCCACCGCCACGTAGGCTTCGAGCGCAAGAATTCGCGTTTCATGATCGGAGACCGTCGCCTCCAGGTCTGTGATGCGGGTTTCATGGTCTGCTGCTGTGTCTTCAAGCGCAGCAACCCGCGCTTCAAGACTGATCAGGTCGAGGATGTTGCTTGGAAGCGCGTGCCATCCCTTGTTTCCAGAGGCATCGGTTCCGTAGTATCGGAGGTTTCCTGGCTGATTTACGTCACCATACAACTCAAACGTCCTGTCAGCCGACAGATCACCGCCACCAATGATGCTGCGGACTCCGATTAAACGACGTGAAGTGCAGACAACAGCCATGACAGCAGGTTACCAGCGAGATTCTGTTGACACCAGCTGATCTCCATGCGATGCCTATGGTTAGACGAAACAGAGACGTAAGCCTTTGCAGACCAACAGGTCTGGCAGCCTGTAAAACATGAGGGATGCAAAGGATGCGTGACACAACCGTTACCACTTATGGATCAACAACATCCGTATGTTCAAGAACAGCTGCAACTTGCAGCAGAAAACCGAGCAGAAGTGAGCAATATGCCTGTGGAAGTCGAAAACGCTAAGGTCGCTGCGCACTTCGCTTTTGGATTGGCGAGTGGGTTGATGCCGTATCTTGGCCCTGAAAGCCAGAATGACACGTTCGTCGTGGACGTTCGGTTTCAGGTGCAGATCTACTGCGTCGATGGAGACACTCCACTGAGGGTGAGGCCGCAGGACAGCACGTCAGACATCTACGTGCTCTACGATTGCTCCAAAGAATGGCCTGTTCCGCGCCCGGTGGGGTGGATCTGGGGAGCGCGATTGAAGAAGATGATCAATGACAAGGGCCAATGTGAGTGCCCTGTTGATAAGCTGTTACCTTTCGAGGGGTTAGTGAAGATGCTGAGAAAGCACAAACTCCTTGGGAGGACGGCATGATAGACGCCGAAAACTACCAAGAGAAGTTCCCACTGACAGCGGTTGTCATACCCCTGGAAGACGGAAGGTGGGGATGGAAGCTAAGAAGAGGAAAAATTGAAGTAGCACAGCACGTATTACCTGCAGAAACAGCAGGAAAAGCCCGTCAAGCACTGGTTCGAATACTGTTTGCCATCAGACACAATACAAAACCAGTGAAAGTGATCGACCAATGATCGACTGCACCGCAAATCCGCAGTTTCACCCAGGCCAAATCGTGTGGGTTCCTGTCCCAGCTCAGGCAAAGATGGGCAACCTCACCATTGCTGGCAGGGTGATCAGGGTGTTTGGGCGTCATGTCTGTGTGGATACCTCAGAAGATCCGACTGTAAGGCTCAACCCATTGTTGTTCCCAAAGCAGATCTCAGTTCCAGCTCAGATGCTTACGTGATACCATCTGGCCATGTCGCCAGATGAAGCACGAACACAGGCTAAAGCCCTCCTTCAGAGCACAGATGCTCTGCTTGGAGGGCTTCTCGCTATCGCCACCCAACTTCGCGAGGCTGTCGCGGTGTTTTCAGCCACGATTGACCAGACTGAACCCGTCCGTCCGCAACTCGCACGCGAGGAGGGGACGGAGACCGAAACGACTCACAATGGATTCCTAACATTGGCTGAGCTGACCGACAGACTGAAAGTCGCTGGGATAGACTACGACAAGAAAACAGTTAATGCCTATGCCTGCCAGGGCGTGATACCGTTCATTCGGCAAGGAAAGCATAGGGTGTTTGACTGGGAGCAAGTCCTTGAAGCGCTATCAAAATCGAAACGGAGAAAACATAATGAAGTGGTCAGAACACAAACAGAAGTGGATTAACCGAGGAGTCCTTGTCGGTGTCGCATTGGCAGCAGTCGTTGCCCTCTTCTATGGGTGCAGGGCTGAAGCAGCTGAGACTTGGCCTGGAATGCCTCTACGCACCAACAGAGTAGTCCTGTGCTGGGATATGCCTGATCCGTTGGAGGATATCGACTACACCCGCATCTATATCAGGCACACTCTTCCGCCTGATATGCCGCTTACCAACGTCTTCGCACCAACTTCACTGCTGCGCGAGGAGTGGACTGGAGTATGTGGAACCAATGTCATGAATTGGACACCGGCTCCAGGTGCCACAAATGGCTGGACGCTGTTGATGGAGATACCCAACAAAGCTCCAGACGGCACTCAGTTGAACATCGACCACATCACGCTGACGAACACATGGGCTGGATCGAACCTCCCTGCTTTCTTCGCGATCACAGCCAAGAACGTCATAGGTGAATCGACTTTTTCCAACGTCGCCTGGATACCCCGCCCAGTCCAGACGACCCGAAACTTTCAGCTCTTGAGCTTAGAGTAGGGCGGCTGGAGAAAGCTATACGCTACCTTCTGCCACAATCGACAAACCAACCTCCTCCATTGCCGCAGTAACGAAATGCGCCGGTAGTGACGAGCTACCGGCGCTGCCGTCCGCCAAGGACTTCAACCTGTTACCATCTGTTGAACACGTATCGCACGGTATGAAGCACGTCAACCATGAAACCCGAGCTAGAATTGACAGACGACGAGCTTCGACTCATGGAGGAGCAGCTTACTGATCTCGGATGGAAGAGACTTGTCGGGGATGTGTGGATTCATCCAACCTCATTCATAGGGGTCAAGATGTGGACAGCTGCCAAGATCGCTGGTGTCTACCCAGGAGTCAAAATTGACTCTTTACATCCGTTCCTTCAGCAGATAGAAAAACATACGCATGACAAAGCAGCGATGGACGGAGTTGATGAAGGACGAACGTCTCCAGCTGACCCAAGCGGAGATTGATCAAGGCTGGCACTTCTGTCCTGAGTGGGACTCTCTCCTGATCGGCCCAGGTATGGGTGAACTTCAAAACTTCCTGGACGAGGTTTCGTTGACTTGTGCATGCGGATACAAGCTACCGAAAACCTATGGACAAGGAACAACTCAACCAACTGGTGGATCTGCACGCGGCTCAACTGGCTGAGCACTTCGACAGCGTCAGGATCTTCTGCACCAAACACAACACTGACGGGGACGGTGATAGCGCTACCCAAGGATACACCAAAGGGCGCGGCAACTACTACGCCCAGGAGGGTCAGGTCCGTGAATGGCTCACCGCCATGAACGAGGAGACCCGTGTAAACCAACGCCTCAACCAGCTCGATGATGGAGACGACGTATGACAATGCCCAACAACCGCGCTGACAATGGGAGCAAAGGAATCAATGTCGGCTTCAAAGAAGACCACATGTGGCAATACCGCGAATGGCGTGCAAGCTGGGGAAAACCTTACTACGCGCAGGATATGGATCAGGTTGAGTATCGTCCATATCCGAAGACTAAAGTGATATGCCCGATAGGTTACTTCGAGTGCACGCGTTATCCGCATCCTTACCCCGCAAAACCCAGTCAGGCTTACCTCGACCAAATCATCACGCGTTACTACAAGCGCGATGGACAAGCAGCGTTTGCAAAGCGCATGGGCAAGCTCCTTCACATCCCAGTCAAGCTGATCCTATTTGGATGTGATATGCGTCATGTGTGGATATGGGATCTCGAAAGGGACAAGGGATGGTGGGATATGCCAGCCGAAAGACTCAAGAGAGAGATCAAGAACATGAAGTTTCCACAGTGGTATATCGACGAGCAGGAACAAGCGCTGATCGACAAACAAATCCTAGAGGAGGCGATGGCAAATGGAACCTATTAGAGTCCAACTTAGAAAAAAGGCGAAAGAAGGCGTTGCGTCCAAAACCGCCATGCTCATCGAAACACATTACGACAACTCCAGGGATCAATGGTGGGGACTCGTCGTCGATGAGATGGGAAACTTCTGGCGAGTCAGCCCTCCTGACATCAAATGCATCGACCCCAACCTCGCCTTCAACCTCAAACCACCGTCTGACGTCTACTACAACCCAAACCCCTACGCAGACACAGCCGATAAACCATCAAAACTGTTCAAGCCACTAGAAGATCAGAGCGCCAAAGCCGTCCGTGACGCTGCAAAACGCCAACGCGCCAAGGATCTGGTCAATGCGCTCAATGCCCTTGAACAAGAAATGGGTGTGGCAAACGTCGATAGAGGCCAAATCGAAAGCACTTGATCCCCTGCAGATAGGGCTTATCCTGCTACCAGATAGGATAAGCCATGTCACATACCTGCCTGACCTGTGAATACTTCCAGGCAGTGCCAGGGCCTGATGACCCTCCATTGCCTGATGCAAACCACGGCTATTGCCGAGCGTTCCCACCGACTATTCAGTTCATCGGTGCTGCCCCAACCCAAACCGGCGTCACCCATTGGCCATGCGTCCACAAAGACACAACTGGGTGCAAAGCCCACTTCCCACTGCCTACAGATCACCCCTGAAAACCACAATATGTTGCGTCCAGTGCGATAGAGTAGCAACCCGTTGTATTTACTGTTGACACTTTCGTCTCCTCGCCTCACATTGTCCCAGTCATGCAGGCATCGTCCAGGTGCCGATTAAGATTTCAGCCCTCGTTGATCTTCACGGATATCACACTTCGAGGGCTGAATTCTTTTTCGGGTTGACGTCCACTTCGCTTCGGGTGTATGAGTGCTCCTGTGATGTCCAAAGCCCCGAATTTCAAGAGAAGAGACCCTCGTGCCCGTATGCGCACAGTCTCTCTCCCCGTATGCCCATGAACGATCCTTGGCTACCATTCACCGTTCTGGGCGTTCTCATCGTTGCCTTCTGGTGTTCTGTTGTAATCTACGGCACGTGCACAGATACTTGGAAGTGGATCAAACGAAAACTGGGACGATGAAGAAGCGACTCCAGAAAGAAAAGTGCCCGAACAACCCCTACGGGGCGTTCCTTTTCAAGAACCGCGACCGCTTCCCAGTCGCCTGGAGAACCTATCAGTCCGAAGAACTCCGCAGCCGCCAATTCCACCAAGAGCCCCGCCTCATAGGACAAGGAGGGCTCTCATGAACTTAGTCACTTTCCATACGCAGAGCACCCAAACGACGAAGAGTCACCAGCTCTGCCGCAGGCTACGTGCGATAAATCGCAATGCCGGTGCCGTTTCCGACCGGGCGCACGTCTCAAACGCCAATGCCGCCAGCCCGAGGTTCACCGCGACAGGGGCTGGAACCGGCCCGGTAACGCCCAACAGGGCCGACCCGACCGGCCAAGGAGATCCCATCCGATCCATGAATCGTGGCGGATCTCACAACCTATCACCAGAGGAGCGTCATCCCTCTCAGGCCCAACATGCACAACGGCAGCCTGACCGCGTGATAGCTGGGTTCAGCGACCGATAAACCGACCGACCGGCACCTAAGCCGCCAAGTCCGTTTCCACGCTGGGCGTAGTTCGCTTCCACAAGGGCGTTCTATGCCCAGCTCCCTCGACCCTCCCTCCCAACACCGAACCACCCTGCGAATCTACCCACGCACTTGCAGTGACAATGATTTCACTGTCCTAAGCGTTATCGGTAAAAACGTAAAACGATAACCAGAATATATGCTCAGATAGGAGGATTCGTAAGTCGTTGATAGCGAATGCCCCGAAAAATGGCCGTGAGTTCGTAAGGGAGACCCATTATGCGGCCTGAGCACCCACCCGGCACCCCGCCCTGGGTATGGGATGCCATACCTACAAGCGGCAGAATCCGCTAGGTATGGTCAAAGTCGTGTTGACTGAGGCTAGGGCAATGTTGCCCGAAGTCTTGCAGCTGGTTTGCCGCTCCCTTGCAAGACATTCACAAGCGGCGAAGGAAAGCAAAGCAATGGCAAAGTCCAAAAAGAGCAACAAGCAAGAGTCAAGCAACGTCGTGTTCACGCTTGAGACTACGGTCTCGACGCTGCCAGCGGTGCAAAGCAAGTGGCAGAGTCTGCTGCCGTATCTTGGGAAGGCGAGACGCAGCAGCAAGCCGAAGGATGGCGAGCGCAAGTTTGGTGAAGTCATCCAGCTGCGCGACTTGTTGGGGAATCTGTCCCTTGTTTACGACTGCGCCTACGGCAACAAGGGTGCGGAGCGAGCGGAGGATTGGAAACCTACCAAGGAACAGCGCGAGCGAGCCAAGGAATTGACCAAGGCATTCGACCGCGACTACCGAGCCGTGACGGCGAGGGAGACTGTTCTCAAGATCGACGGTGTTAACGCGCACGTTCTGCGATTCCAGCCTGAGCGAGTCGTCCGCGACCGCAAGACTGGCGACATGGTGCGGATTGAGGGTGGTCTGCGGTATGGCAAGGAAATCGACGTGAAGATGCAGGCTCAAGACAAGCTGGAGCGTCACCGTAAGGCTGGTGAAGCGATCAAGGCTTGGGCGGCTGCGCAGGGTGTGAAGCTGTAAGACTCAACACGCGCTACGGCTGCCAGAGTAAAATCTGGCGGCCTAGCTGCGTTTCTTAGCGTCTCTTGCTTGTTCAAGCGGGGTCAAACGACTGCGTGCGTTTGTGCGTGCGCAGTGGTTTGCTCCTGGTTTCTCTGCGTGGAATCGGGTTTGGCGATGCGATAGCGGGTGATTTGCCGTGATTCGCTGAAAGTTCATTGAGGGTAGACGGTAACGTGTGCTGATGACGGTCTGAGCGTGTGCTTAGTCTCTAGTCAAGGTGTCTTGGTGTTTGCATGCGTTGGGGTTGCCGATGATAGCGGAAGCCGCAGAATCCATTGTTCATGGGCTGCAAGGCTACGCGAAGGAAAACCTGGAGGATCGGTAGTGCTGTGGTTTGTGGGAATGCATGGCGTCTGGGCACATGCTCAGAAGGGAGATGGCGGGGATTGCAAATCAGCGTGCACATCCACCCTGACAAGACATTGGCTGGGGTGTAGTCCGAAGTCCGAGAGGATCAGCGTAGATGCTTAGACCTGATCAACGACCCTCAACAACTGGGATTGGAGCAGGTCTGTGAGGTTGCCGTGAGGCGACTAAGAATCAGCAATCAGTTAGCAACTGGGATCGAGCATCGTTAGGCGCAAAGGGCACGAGCACAGGGACAATGCGAGGAAATGGATGTGACACGGGTAAGAGCGATGAAGGGCGTCGAGAGGGAAGCACAAGGAGCGTGCATATACGAGCGAACGTGACACGCAGCGACTATCTGCCAGTAAGATTCTCTGGGTAGCTAAACGTGATGGAGATTGTAAACGTGCTGTGGTAGGCGACAGCGACCATCCTGTGGTCATTGGGGCAAGGTGCGTGGTGGGAAGGCACTTGGCTGCAGAAAAACAGCGGACCTGGGGCATACGCGAAACGGTGTCCTGACAGAAGCTGGAGTCAGAAAAGCAGTCTGCGTCTTGTTGGGCGGTTGCTCAACTCATGTAGATGGAGTCATGGCTGAATGTCAGCATGCGCTGAGTATGACGGAAGACAGCGACTTGGTCGACGGGCTGGTGAATCCGTGCATCGGGTTCATGTGCAAAGAGCATGGCGAGGGGATGCAATGTCTGGCTGAACACATGTAGAGAAAGACTACATGAGGCAGACATCTCGCCAACGATTTGGTGCACGCTCAAAGTAGACAACGTGGGAGTCCACTGTCAAAATGAGGGTGCTAGGTTCAGTTCCTGGTGAAATCAGAGCGGCAGGCTCATGCGTGCGTGTGCACGATGTTGAGTTCTGCCGCTTTTTTGTGTCGATTTCACGCTGAACGAAGGAGAAGAGAGATGGAACACATCGACAAACTCTGCGCTGACTTGCGCAGAACACTGCAACCGACTCCACAACAGCTGAGACGCCGCTGCGTTGAAGCGTTTTGGAGCAGGCGTGGCGCGTATCCTGTGGATCACACGGAGGCAATCGTGTGGGCATACAAGCGCGACATGCTGAGCACCGAGGACCTGCAGAGACTGGACAGGGAATACAACCTTGGCCTGTTCACTGTTGAGTTCGGACTGGAGGACAGATGAACACAGCACAAAAGCTGGTGATGGCACTGCAAAACCTGCGTGATGACGTGGCTGACTACGTGAAGGACGTGGGAGGCTGCGATCATGCTGTTGGACAGTGTGTATGCAGAGAACTGGAACACTTATTCCAAGCCGATGCAGCGCTGGATGAAGCTAAGGATGGAAGTGAAGAAACAGCTATACCATCTGGATGGGCGCAAGCTGATCCCAATGTTGAGGAAGAATAAGTTCTGGGACATCATGGTGTGCGTGTGCTGCGTTTACTGGGTAGGTGAAGTGTTGATTGGAACACCAGACGCCTTGATATACTGGGCCAGTTTCTGTGGTGTAATGATACTGGCGCACATGTATTCAATTCGATGGGCGAACTACTGGCTGAGCAAGCACATCATCATTGAGGAAGTAGATGACACCGCACAAATATGTCCTGGATCGAAACGGAAAGGTAAAGATTGCGACACTTGCTGAGTGGTGCGCATTTTTTGGTTCGGAGATACGCAGGGAGTTTCAATGGATCACAGACGTTGGTGCTTATCGCATCAGCACTGTGTTTCTTGGGCTCGATCACAACTACTCAAGTCATGGACCGCCCATACTGTGGGAATCCATGATCTTTACGGACAACAAGGACGATCCCCTCGATCAACACATGGATCGCTGCAGCGGTGGAGTTGAACAAGCTGAGGCCATGCACCGACGCATGGTTGAGCACGTGAAAAGCAATAGAGCAGATGCGCAGAGTAGCTAACAGCGTGGCGTAGAAGAGGAACAGTGACGCGCTGCATGGCAGCGGAATGGCAAACCTTCGAACGGAAGTGCTGTGGAAAGGAAAAGATAGGAGGGGAATCGCTGTGGAACCGAATCGAAGAGATTAGCATGGAGCAGCACTAGAAAAGCTCAGCACAAAGCGGAACCGAAACGGCGTAGTGTAGCGATGAGTAGCGGTGGAGAAGCATGGAGTGGAGACGATACGCCAGAGAATAGAACGGAACAGAACGGCGAGGAGAAGCGAAGGAAAGGAAATGACGTGCAAGGAAATGGAATGGTGAGGCAGAGATTGGACGGGCCAAGGAAATGAATGGAGCCGAACAGCATAGCGAGTGAGGGGAAAGGACAGGCATCGTGTCGACTCGCTACGGATGAGCAAGGCACCGATGTGTTGGCGACGGATGAGTGAGGGAACGGCGCGGAACTGAGTGGAGCGGCAATGCAGAGGCACACAAAGGCTGGGGTGACAATAGTTGCCCCAGCCTTCTCACGTCCGCATCTAATGCTGATGCGCTGATGATGGTCACAGCATGACCGAAACGGAGAGTAGTGATATGGCAAAGAAAAGAATCAAGGTTCGTGTCACGTTTAACGAGAAGGTTCTCGGAACGGCATCGTCTAATCCAGAGATCCACAAGGAATTCATTGCGAGCAAAGGACCCAATGCAATCTCGCTTGAAGAGGAGATTGCTGCCCTTGGACCTGAGATTGTTGAAGGCAAACTGCAGTCAGTGTTTCCACGCATGGATGATGGACGTCCTATGTATTGGGACTACCAGATCAAAGGGTCGTATAAAGATGCGTGCGGTATGCTGGCTAGGCTTCCTGACACACAATCGAAAAAGCTTAGAGCATACAAGAAGATCATTGATGGATTGATCTTCGTGTTCCCACGCAGGATACCAATCAATCTTCCTGAAGGAGGCAAGATAGGATCATGCCAGCGCCCATTGCGTATAACGACTATGCAGGGAGAGCGTGTTGCGCTCGCGAACAGTGAAGTTGTTCCAGAAGGCAGCTGGATTGAGTATGAAACACTTCTTCTTGATGACACATACGAGAAGTGTCTCATCGAGTGGCTTGACTACGGTGCTCTTCGTGGGTTTGGGCAGTGGCGCAACAGCGGAACAGGGAGATTCAGCTACGAGATCCTTTGATTCACACACAACAACACAAGGAAAGAACCATTATGAAAGTAGCAGAGATGCCGGTGCAGACGTTCGTTGATCTATGTAAAGCGAACGCAGAGTTAGGCACAGCCTTACTCAAGACATTGAATGAGCAAGACGAGCGTTACGAGCGCAAGAGCGCTGAGTTGGAGGCAATGAAGGCAGAAGGTGGGGATATTCGCATCACTGTTCCTGGATTCGCTAAGGGATGTTCATGGAAAGTCGATGCCCTTGAGAATTATATCCGCAGGCTGTATGAGGATAAGCGTTATGCAAATGACCAATGCGTTAAGCTGGCGAAAGCTCTCGATGCCACGCAGAAAGAGCTTCATGACCTGAAGGAGTTTGACAAGGTCAAGTTTGACGATGTCAACGAAATGCAAGCCGAGCGCATTCGAGAGCTGGTGAGTGAGAATAGCAGAATCGCGCAAGAGTGTGCAGGGGTTAAGAGCGAGAACAACAATCTAGTCAAGTCGCTAGATGAGATCAAACGTAGGCTCGATGTCACGAACGATGCGCTCAAAGAGAAGGTCGGCGTGATCGAGGCGTTGGACCGGCGCAACAAAGGCATGTTGTCACAGCTGCAGGACCTGAGAAACGATGCGAACAAAACTGTTGGAGACTTGCAAGACAGATGGTCACTACTACGTGATAGGCTTCAGCTGCTGCGTGATCGCATGAGCCAGAACGCAGGCAACGTGGCTGATTGCATCAACTATCTCGACGCGTTTGTTGGGGAGGTTGCCAATGACACGACTCATTAAGATCTGGTATGTGCTGTTCGCACTATTCGTTGCGTTCTCAATCCTATTGCTGCTGCTATGAGCAAACTCTATTGGATCTGGAACTTCGAGCGAGGCATGTGGTGGAGGTATGCCGCATGCGGATACACTGATGTGCTTGCTGAGGCAGGCAAATACACAGAGGAGGAGGCATGCAGAATTGTATGCGATGCCAACATCAACATTGGATGCAAACCATTTGCCGAGGTTGGCAAAACGCTGAACGAGGCAATGGTTCCTGTGCAGGGAGACTGACATGTGGAACCTCGTCGATGGAGAGAATACTCCAGTGAAGACGATGCACTACTGGAGTCATGTAGAGGCAATGGGTGTATGTGATGGGCATCTACACGTCAATCCTCAGATCACCAATGTAATCATCATCACGTCAGACACTGCAAATGATTGCACACTGCTTCACCAGAAGCGCTTTTGGAAAGCAAGGTATGAAGGTGAGACTGGAAGAGTTGCTGTCGCTGAGCCATACAGACTTAGCAAAGCAGTTGAATATCTTCTGGATGACGGAGTTAGCATCGACGACATCGACTATCACGTGATTCCAAACTTAGATCTTCGCATGTGCCTAGAGAAAGGATTGGAATATGAATTCGACCTACAAGAACTATGAGAACACACCTTATTCACCCACATGAATGTCCGCACTGCGGCAACAAGATGACGGTCATCAGTCAGCTGCCTGTATGCAACAAGAATGCGAAGTTTCAAATCGACGAGAACTGTTTGTCTTTTTGCTCAGCGTGCACACAGATGTTCGGATTCACCAGTGAAGGCAAGACGAGGAAGCTTCCGAATGATGAGATTGAAAAGATCAAGGCAGAAGGAGTGATGAAACAACTCACTGACATTCAGTATCAGTTGGTTCAGCGCAGGTTCAAAGTGTAGAGCAAGTTTTCAAGGAGGTAGAACAACACAGAGTTGGGGCTCTGTAGACAAGGTAAGCAATGACAACACGTCAAGCAAAGGCAGAGGCTTCACACGTCAAGATCCAAGAGACTAGACTTGTGAAGAACAACACCGTGTTCATGTGCAGGCTGACGAACGGTATCACCGGCTTCGGCAGCACCCGTGAACAGGCAAACCACGAGGCTTATGCGCGTTGCGCACGAGCTATTATGAGGGCTGTCAACACTGGCAGAATTGCCAGATTGTCAGCAGACGAGATCCGAAAACTTGACGCCGCACTGCGATGAGTGGCGTCTTCACACAGTTCAGGAGGAAAGGCCAGCAAACCAGACACACTGACCCGCGTCACAAGTCGAACAGGCGTAAGCAACCTGACTACTGGAGACATCCAGTTATCAAGTCGCTGGTTCCTATGGAACACGCACAGTTCAGCTCGCATGGCAAAAGTCTGGTGATCTGGAATATGCAGCGCCGTAAACGATGAGCATAACTATCAAGCGAGGTTCGCCTGAAGGCAATGTTCACGTAGTTCTAGCCTATCTGCAGCAGTATCGGAAAGCGATGCAGCGCAAGCGCATTAAGACCCCACGCATCGACACGTTTCTTGATGACTGCGTATGGATGGACATGGAATACGATGACATCTGCAAGAAGGTAGAGGAGCTATCGCATGGATACATACGCGTTAGTTAAAGCCACTGGCAAGGACAAGAAGCTAATCAAGGGATGGCTCAAGGTAACTTGGGACATTCATGCTCAGCGTGTAGTCCTTGAAAAGAAAACAACAACAACCAACAAGGGAGTATGGATAGCTGTGTGTGATGGATTCGATCTTCTGTTTTGGAATGCTCGATTCATACGCGCAGGCAACAAAGACCCAGAGAACGAGCAGGTATTTCGCTTGCTCGTTGACATCATGGCACACCCAAGGAAAAGGGCAGAGTTCCTGAGTGTGCTCGACTCACTCTGCTATGAAAAAGGAACTAAGTATGTTTGAACTCATATCTATCATCGGGCTGTTAACCTTTCTTGCGTTAATAGCAGCAGGCATTGGACAACTGATTACTGAGCAGCGGAGGACACGCCGCATGCTTCATGATCATGTTCATGGAATCACTAACTACCTTGCTGAGTCTACGCAGGAGCTGAGAATGCTCAGATCTACCATGCAAAGCGTAGTGCAAGGACACGACGATCCTGTTGTGAAAGAGTTGGAAAAGGAGATCCCAGGTGGTCACTGTTCCAAGCCAGACCACCATGACCATCATGGACATCACCACAATTAAAATAGGTGACCGAGTCCAAACCATCGTGAGCTGGGCAGGTGTTCCAGCCAACACAGTTGGCACTGTGATCGAGCACTACTCAATAGGCAGTGATCCTGGTGTCAGCATACGGTGGGATGGCGTTGGTTATGTCGATGGATTCAACAAAGCTGAATGCGAAAGGTATCTGCAATGGGCACCAGAAGAAACACGCCGGTAGGCAATCCATTCACGGATGCATTCTGGAAGAAGGCACTCGACTTCTTGGATGTGAAACGTGAGATGACGGAAGGCACAGCAACGATCACGCTGGCTACAAAACCACCGATGCGATGCGATGATTACTTCAACAAGAACTTCAGAGCATCCGTTCCAGGTGCGATTCCACAGCTCAAAGTAGACGGGCAACTATGGATGTCTCTTACCGCTATGGAAGTGCAGGCATCCGAGTTGTCAATTAAGCGAGCCAACGGTGTCGTATGGACTGCTGGCCTTGGCCTTGGCTACTTCCCATTGCGCTGCGCACGCAAGAAAGACGTCAAGGAGGTTCACGTTGCTGAGATCAACACGGATGTGATCAGGTTGTTCGCACGCATGCACGAACGTCGACCAGAGATGAAGAAGATTCACATCCACGTTGGTGACGCACGCAAAGTCATCAAAGGACAGAAAGCAGACTACTGCTGGATGGATACATACCAATCGCTTGCAAGCGATGACGTTATCACAGATGGCAGATTCTACAGGAAGCACAACGACTTCCGTGAATACTGCTTCTGGGGATGGGAGCTTATCATGCTATGGCTGCTGCAGTTCAGGGTTATAGGCTTGCTGCACATGCCTTCATATCTGATTGAGTATCTCAAGACATGGCGAAGCACTCCGCTAGACGACGAATACACAATGGCTGATCTCATCAAGGAACCTCTTGGTGAGAAGTTCTGTCGTAAGTGTCTCAACAGTGCAATCAATGTGAAATACACATGAGCAATCCAATTAAAGCCAACGACAAGTGGTATCTCCATCAGGTTGGAGATCCACCCGGTAAGGTTCGACCGTTCGCTTGTGTCGACGGTAATAGTGGAATGCCATCTCCATGTATCATGTCACGAGAGAAGGCAGAGGAGTGTGCACGGCTGATGAACAGCTACTTCAACAGCATCGGATACTCATACGAAGCAAGAAACGTGTTGTCAGCACCCGATGGGCTGACAGTTATCGGCTTCGAGCAATGGAAAAGCATTTATCTTGAAGATCCAGGCCAGCGTGTGCCTGAGACACAAGATGACTGGGGAGATGAAGCAACTATCGGTGTTCATCTCAAAACACAGGACCGCTATGCCACACTATACGGCAGTGGATTTGCCAGATTCATTGGCAAGTTTGGCATCAGCGGACTGATCATTGGTATCAAAGACATACCCGGCAACATCATTGCCGAAGTCTTTTACCCTAACGAAACGCAAGCCAAGGCGGATTGGCAACTGGATTAAGCTATGGCACTAGGACCTGGAAAATATGATCCTGAATGCACGCAGATCTTCATGGATCAACGTGCGCGTGGAACCTTACTGATAGTCATTGATGGCTCCAAAGGAAGTGGATTTAGCGTGACCACTTACGACCCTCAAGTCGTGTTCATGCTGCCGAAGCTGCTTAGGTTCGTCGCTGAGCAGATCGAACAACAACAACCCGACGAAGAAAAAGGAAAACAACATGGTCAAAGCGAAACCGAAGGAAAGTAAAAAGAAACAGTCCCAGTGGATGATCACACTTAGGTATGCACGCAACTGCGGTGTTCCTATTGTGGCACTTGAGACTCCAGATCCACGCGACAGTCTGATGAACATCGCCAGATTGTATGAGACAATCAGCGATGCTCCTGTTCTGTTCAAGTGGGACCTGTGCAACGGTCTGTCATGTCTTAGCATCAAGGGCAGCACTGGCAGGCAGCTGCTGTGTCAGATGCTTGTCGCCTATACTGGGCAGGAGATCCAACCACCTGACATGAACAATAAAGGTGAGGTTCTTGCGTTCGACAACAACGTCAAGTCAGCAACTCAAGCTCCTGGTGCATGCCTGGACTTCCTTACTGTTGCTCCAAAGAACACCACGTTCGTGATGTATAACGCTCATTGGTTCATGGAGAATGAGGGTATCAAACAAGCAATCTGGAACCTGAGAGATCTGTTCAAGGCTCGCTCGTGCATGCTCATCATGATGGGCAATTCATTCCAGTTACCAAGAGAACTCAAGAGCGATGTTCTCACGCTGAGGCAGACGCTACCTACCGACGATGAGATTGCCGAGATTGCGGAATCCACGTGGCAAGACGCTCATGCAGGCGCAGACAATACTCCTAAGTTGGAGGACGTTGACTCCATTGTCGACACGCTTACTGGCTTGAATGCGTTCGGTGTCGAGCAGGTGTTCAGTCTCAGCATACGCAAGGGAAAGGTTGAGATGGGATTGCTGCGTAGCCAGAAGATCATGGAGCTGAACCGAACCCCTGGCCTGTCTGTGTTCGCAGGTGCAGAGACATTCTCTACCATCGGAGGTTGCAGCAACATCAAGACATTCATGAAGCTGCTGATCAATGGTAAGCGTAGGCCAAGGCTTGTGGTCTTTATCGACGAGATCGAGAAACACTTTGCTGGCACCGGCACAGACATGAGCGGTGTCACGACATCACTGACTGGGTATCTGCTCAGTTGGATGCAGGACAACGACGTGACCGGCATGATCTTTATTGGTCCTCCAGGTGCAGCCAAGTCAGCGATGGCCAAGGCTACCGGCAACGAGGCTGGCATCCTGACAGCACAGCTTGACTTCGCAGGCATGAAAGCGAGCTACGTTGGCGAGTCTGAGGCACGCTTGCGTTACGGATTGCAAGTCATCCTTTCTATGGCGAGATCAAACATCATCTTCATTGCAACCTGTAACTCGATTACTGCTCTTCCTCCTGAGTTGAGACGCCGCTTCGGTCTCGGCACATTCTTCTTCGACCTTCCTGATGATGATGAGCGGCAGATGATCTGGGACATCTACCGCAAGCAATACGAGATCCCTGAGCAGGAGCTTGGGTTCATTGACGAGCGCTGGACTGGTGCTGAAATAAAGCAGTGCTGCTTCAATGCTTACAATCTAGGGTGCTCGCTCAAGCAAGCGAGTTCGTTTGTTGTGCCTGTTGCCATCTCTGCGCGTGACAGGATAGAATCACTTCGCAAGTCTGCGCACGGCAACTACATCAGCGCATCATACGAGGGTCCTTACCAATATCCTGGGAACAGTAGTTCTCAGGCTAAACAAACCGTGATGGAGGCGGCTGGAACTCTATTCGGTTTCACTAAACCATCCAGCAAGGAGTAACAGTTATGCCATGTGATACGGTGCAGCTCAATGAGCTGAACATGTTAGCACTCGACCTAGACATACTTGCCAGATCTCTTGAGAAAGATGGCTGGCGAAGCGTGTCTGTCGATCACGTCAACAAGTCAGTCTATGGCGATGGAGTTAATTACAACCAGAGGACTGGCGTGATAACGTATGACAGGAGGAGAGTTCCTAACTCCCTTCGGTGGTATCGAGACCAGGGTGATGAAGCTATGATGAGAGAGATCAAGCGTAGCTACATCTGGGAGATGATGAAGAAGAGGGTCACCAGTCTTCCTGGTTGGGAGTTCTCTTATGACCAGAAGACTGGCAAAGGCAAACTGCGTAAGCGAATCGGCACTGGCTTCGGTTCGCAGTTTGGAAAGCAGGAAGACAAAGGCGGTTTCACTGGGTTCTGCTGGGGTAAACACTAAGGAATAACATGCAAGACGAAGGACAATACGACGAGATCGAGTTCGAAATGCTGGCAGATGGCAGCATGAAGTTTACCACTGACAAGATCAGCGGTGCAAACCACGCAACGGCTGAGCAGTTGCTTGCTGAGATCAGCAAAGGAATGGGTGGTCCTGTTCGCAGGCAGAAGCAAGGCAACCGCAGCCAGAAGCAGAAGCAGAAACTCCGCGCATGATATACACGAGCGTCGAGAGTTTCCTGCCGCAACCACCAGAGATGCGGCAGTATTGGAAACAACTCGGAGACTGGGGTCCACGAGGCAAGGTCTTTGAACACAAGACACTGCCGCTCCGAGTTATCATCACCATCCCTGACAACGAGGAGTTCATTGAGTATTGCGATGGCCAGGAATGGATTCACGTATCGGTGAGCCACAAGGACAGACTCCCATCCTATCAAGAGATGAAGGAGATCAAACGCGTCTTCATTGGAGACGAACGTATGGCGATCAGCATCTGGCCAAAGGCACGGGTGCATGTGAACATCGCCAAGAACTGTCTGCATCTATGGCATCGGGCTGATGCAGATCCATGCCCAACATTCGGAGAGGAAGGAACTATATGATGAAGGAATGGAACATCAACACACCAGAAGGAATGGATCGAGCGATCACATGGACGCAAGGGTTGATCAGTATTCTCAAAGACATGGGTGTCTACGGTGTTCCACGATCAAACACAGTGTATCAGTTCGATAAGAAGAATAGAGTAGTGATGCGGCTTACTGGTCCTGGTGACGCTCCATTTGAGACTGTCATAAAGGCTATGGGCTGGGTCTTAGACATAACCTCTCGGCAACGTGCCGAATCAACAAGGCAAGAATGAAGCAACTCAGTGTAGAACTATTCAAGGATTGCTGCGCTCTGAACTTCAGTGTGCAGCGCTGGTCAAACCGCAAGACAGTCAAGGTATCACAGGAGGAGGCAGACCGTGACAAGGTCAATGCCAAACGCCTGCGAAAGACTGTGCGGTTGACTACATCGAAGCAATACGACCGCATCGTTCAGTTCCAGAACGAGACGAAAGCCTGGGTCCAAAGCAGGTCAATGCCATCCTTCTTCAAGGTTGGCATTTTCATGGTCAAACTCAACGAGTATGACTCCATCAACTCACGCATCACACAGGACCAGCAGACGCTAAAGTCTGTGATGGTTCCTGACCTGTGCGCTGACATCAAGTCCATCGAATACTTGGACAGACAGGAGCTTGGTCCTTACTACAGCCCTGGTGATTATCCAGAGGCGAACATCATGGAGGTTAAGTTCGGGTTCACATGGCTACCCGTCTCGTTTGGCGTGCCTGAGAATCTTCCGAAAGAACTCTACCTCGCAGCCAAGAAGAAGAGTGAGCAGATATGGTTGGATGCGCAGGAGAAGATCCTTGTGACACTACGCATGTCATTCTCCAAACTCATCGACCATGCTGTCGAGCGACTGACCGTCGCTCCAGGCGAGAAAGCGAAGACCTTCAAGTCTTCGACTATTGAAAACATCAGAGAGTTCCTTGAGACGTTCAATGCAAGGAACATCATGAATGATAAAGACTTGGCAGAGCTTGTTAAGAAGGCTGAGTCTGTCATGTCAGACGTGGACGATCCCAAAGCGTTCAGTGAAATGATGCGTGGTGATGACGGAATGAGAGAGCGCATGGCATCTCAGTTCTCTGATCTCAAGGGTGAGATCGACAAGATGATTACCATTCGCCCGTCTCGCCAGTTCATCAACGACGACATCGAATCCGATTAGACCAGAGCCTGCTCAACTCTGATCTCAACGAACCCGAGCAATCACAAGGAAAACAATGACAACAACTACATGCGGTAAATGCGGTAAGAAGTTCCACAAGACCAACATCAAGTCAGCCAAGCAGGCTCTAGCTATGCACACGTCACGCGTGCATGGAGGCATGACAACGCGTGGCGGTGGAAGGAGAAGCAAAGAGATTGTTCAGGGTGACGAGCCTGAACAGACTGTCATTGCGAACTTCTGTCCCAGCTGTGGCATGAACCTGCACGTTCTCACCAGGGGAATGACGCTGGCCAACCGAATGAGGAGTCGATGAGCCTAATCAATCGAGCTGCAGTTAAGAAGCGAGTGCTCGAATACGCCAAGCAAACGCGTGCTCATACCTGGACACAGGTTAGCAAGGCGACACTTGATCGTGTCGAGCGTGGAGCAGAGGCTGCCATTCGTGCAGTCGTGAACGCAGCACCATCGAAAGGCAAGACGCTATGATGAAGAAGACCAAGATCACGTTCATGGATGATAACGACCTGTTCTGCGCATTCCTTGGTGACATTGGATGGCATAGCAGAGCTATATCTGCACGAACGAACCTGTCTGAGAGTCAGGTTAACTATCGCTTGAAGAAAGCGGAGATAAAGAGGAAGTCGTATCGTGATGGCGAAAGCAAAACCGCTGAGCTTGTGGTCAGAAACTGCGCTGGACAAATCATGCCAAAGCTCAAGCGAACACTTGGAAAGAAGTTTGCATGAATGAGTCACTCGATGAAAGGAGATCAAAAGCTACAATACTAATAGAAGCAACACAGCAACTGTGCAAAGACCTTGCACCAATCATTAACGGCACAGTGCTGCCAATCAATCCACGCTATCATGAGTATCACTATCCTATAGCGTGCAAGATCCAGCTCAACGCTGCGATCAAAGGAGTCAACCCGGTTATCTGCATCCTGGTGATGGAGAACAAGCCGACACATGTTAGGATATATGGAGAGTATCCAACGTCTGAAGAACTCGAAGTTGGATTTGCTCCAGACATCAGTGATGTTCCAAGGAGCATAACATCAAGCAGGATGAAGCCTATAATACGAATCGCAGATGCAATTCGTAAACGGTTCCTGCCTGAGTATCTGCAGCAGTTTGACAACTGCGTTACGCGCATGCTGTCAGCTGAAAGCAATCACCGCGCTTCACTTCAAGAGATTGATCTATTGAAAGCTGAATGCGGAATTACGACAACTACATCCTCAATGGGTAGATACATGTTCTACGACCGGCTACCCAACGGAGAGCACATCACAGTTGTATGCAAAGGTGGAAGCATACGCATAAGTATGGAGTGCAAGGTAGATACTGCCGTCAAGATCTGCCAGCTATACAAGCAGCACTCAGAACAAGTAATAAACCAAGCGGCAGAAAAGAAAGATAGACCTAATGGCTGATGCAAAAAGACAACGAGACACGATGGTATTCGCAGGTGTCAAACTGAAGGCGAGCTACAAGATGGGAGGCATGTGGTTTCTTGAGCTTAGCGACAGACCTGACAAAAGACCTGTTGCCAATATCACAGCAATACTGGTTGAGGATGACACCAACTACACTATGCACTGGAGAATACGGCTATACTTAGATTACAACGTATTCGACAGTAAAGACATGAGGTTGGCGTCTAACAACGTGATGAAGAGATCGGAGGCTTCGCGTGATGATGCTATCAAGAAAGCAATCGACGTCGTAGCCAACTGGTGTAGCAGGTGGAAGACAACTGCTCACTTCACTGAGTATGACTGGTGTTCAATCAAGGACTTCTTCGATAAGCTGAGAGAAGATCCTCCTCCATTCATTAACATCAAAAAGGTGCCAGTTGATTCATCTAGCATTCCAGATGCGATCAAGAAACGCATGGGCAATCCACCAGGATCTAATCAGTTTAAGGTATGATCGACTACCTCAACGGAGAACGATTCAAAAGAAACGGGCATCCAGATGAAGAGTTCATTGTGACGTGGGAGATTGCAGTCAAGGCGCAGAACTATGTGGATGCTGCACGACAGGCAAGAGCAATCCAGAAAAAGCTAGATGCACAAGCTGAGTGCTTCGTTGTAATGAGGCTCGCAGACAAGGGAACCAAGATCGTCGACTTCGGTGAGACGTCGACTCTTGATAATCCTGACACACCAGATTGACACACGCATTGTGTGGGCGTATGACGGGCAGATGGCTCGTAACATACCCGAATCAACACCAAAGATGCCCACACCAGACATGCTGATTCACGTGTGTCTGATATGCGCTGAACCAACAGGGGAGACATCCTCATTCAGAGATCACATCATAGCGCCCGGTCAGATAGCTGATGCGAGTCAGCACATGTTTAGGCGCGGCCTTTGCGTTAAGCATTGGAAGATGATTCAAGCAGGACACACTGCTTTCTACAGCGACACACGAGGCGTGATGCTCACGCTTGCTGCTAACGAAAAGATAAACCCTGATTTCCGAGGCAAGGTTATCTACATACCTGAAGACAAAATGGACGAAATACTCGGAAGAGAAAGACCAACAGATGAAGGAAGTAAAAACTAAACCGCACAAATACTATGTTGTCTTCGCAGTAAAGAAACCATCTGACGAAGACATGGCAAGGATTAAGGAAAAGCTTGGAGAGAAAGCGGATAAGTATCCAGCTGAGTTCGCGTGCAAGATCTCTTTGCTTGCTCATAACATCGAGGATGAATCATTTGCAGTCTACGTGTGCCAGAGTTTGGTAGACAAAGGTGATGAACTTCATGTTCACTACACTGAGCAAGGCAACTGTCTGCATGCTCACTTCGTTGATGACTGCGACGACTGCAAGCAAGTAGTCATGAAGAAGTTTTCTGAAGTGATAGCTAAGAAAACAGGAAAGAAGGTAGGCAAGACTATTAACCTTAATGAAGTCGGAGTTGTATTCGCCTCCAATGACGACACAGCCATAAAGGATCATGACCACCCAGAACACAACTGAACTATCTAGTCCTGAGATACTGCTGAAGGTATTGGGACTTGTTGGCGATGGCATGTCTGACGAGAACGTATGCATGTTATACTACTTACTCGGCCTTCGTATTGGTAAGTTCTACAAGCAGTGGAATCGAATGCCAAACGATGCTGATGTATGGTTGATGTGGTTCCATGAAGACGTAGCACTTGGAAACACATTCGCAGGAAAACAGAAGGTTGATCCCCTGTTTACGATGGCCACAGAATTTGCAAAACAATGCAAACAAGAGCGTCAGAAATCCAGTGATGGCGCTGCTTGACAAACAGAAAACCTGGAGTCAGAACAAACACCTATGACGACAACCGCAGTTACCACTACCAAACCCAAGGACATCATCGCTCTGCTTGACCGGCAGAAGGGTGAACTTTCGAAAGCCCTTGGCTCTCAAATACCAGCAGACTTCTTCGTTCGTGTGGCGCTGACAGCCATGCGCAAGAACCCACTGCTGTATCGCTGCACTCAGGACAGCCTGATGCAATGCATGATGGATCTCGCACAGATCCGCCTTGTCCCTGATTCAATCACAGGTGAAGCCTACCTGATTCCGTTCCGCAATGGTCCCAACTACGAGTGCCAGTTGATGATCGGATACCAGGGTTACCTGAAGATGATGCGCCGTAGCGCAACCGTTACCAACGTGTATGCAGCCACTGTCTGTGCGAATGATGAGTTTGATATCAGCTTTGGCTCGAACAGGCACATGGTTCACAAGCCGCGCATTGGCGGTGATCGCGGCAAGATGATCGGTGCCGTAGCCTACGTGTCCTACAAAAAGAACAGTGAGGACGGCGAGGATTTCGTGTGGGTTGATGCTGACTACGTCGAGAGAGTCAAGAAGTCGGCGCGTGGTGCATCGTCCGCATCCAGCCCTTGGGTCCAATGGCCTGAAGCAATGTGGGCCAAGACAGCACTCAAACAGCTGGCTAAGACTGCTGACCTGTCGCCTGACGTGCGTGAGGTTGTCAGCAGAGCAGCCGAGATCGAGGGAGCAATCGACATCCCTGCAAGTGTTGAGACTCCTGAGCCAGGGGAGAGCGATCTCACGAAAGAGCAGACCACACCACCTGCAGCACCGGCTCCGAAGAAAAGAGCCAGACGACAACTGCAAGAGGAGCCAGACCCCAACGATGCCCCTCCAGGGGCAGAGCCTCCTTCGTCGAATCCTGCACCAGACGGCGGATCAGACGAAATGTTCCCTGAAGAATAAGGAGGTAACATGACAGATGAAGTCTATGAGAGGATGCTCTCTCTAAGGAGCATCCAGACCTGGGACGTTTGTCCTCAATGCGGTGGATCAGGAAACAAGATCTACGCTAGTTCCTCCACATATATGGAGGGTATTGGCGGGGCTGCTCTTACTGAGGATACATGCGATGAGTGCTGGGGAACCGGCAAGCAATCAAAAGTTGGAGCAGATCTACGCAAACTGCAGAGGCTGATCCAGCTGCTTAACAGGAGAGAACCGCCAAGCACAGTGGAGATAATGTCATGGCTCAAATCAATCAGACCGCAGAACAGGATCAGACCGATGAGCGCAGAGGGCTCCCAAGCGCAAGCGAAGCCCACCGAATCATCGCCTGCCCAGGCTACCTCTACGCCAAAAAAACGTGGGAGCACTCGCAAGAAGAAGAAAGCCCCATCGCGAAAAGCGGCACCGAGACTCACGATGCCATCGAATGCATGATCGACGGCAAGCCTGTTGAGATTGGGCTTGGTGAGATCGAGGAGTTCGTAGCGGAGAAGTGCACACTGATGCACGACATGACAGTTCAGGATCTGTTTGGTGGTCCTGACAAGATCAACAAGAACTGGGTGCGCATGCGTCTATGGATGAAGCACAAGGACCAGTTCGTGATGTCTGGTGAGCCAGACTACTTCGGAACTGACGGACAAGGCACGTGGTATTGTGAAGACTACAAGCGCGGACCAAAGCCTGTTCCTGTTGCCACAAAGAACTGGCAGCTGCAGACATACCTTACGCTGATGGCGTTCGATGAGAAGCTCAATGGATTGAAGTTCGAAAAGCTTTACGGTGCGATCTTCCAACCTCTTGTTAGCTCACGCGCCATCATAGTCAGGATGACTGTCGACGACTGCCTTTCCATACGCAATCAACTGCTGCGTGCGCTGTGGAAAGCAGACGACGCAAACCAGCCACGCATACCAGGAGATCACTGCACATACTGTCCTGTGTCAGCGGTGTGCCCACAACGTCAATCGTTTGGGCTTGTGCTGCAGCATGAGTTCTCACTATGCAACTCTCTCAGCAATGAGCAGCTTCTTGCGCTATATCCAAAGCTCACGCAGATCGAGCAGGTCTGCACGAAGGTGAGGGACCTATTCAAGGAGCGCGTTGCACGTGGAGAGATCAAGGAATATGAGATCTATGACCATCCATCAGGTCACACGGTCAACCACCCGAACGATCTATTCAAGTTGGTGAAGGAATACTTCAGCGATGGCAAGGAGTTCGCATCGCTTCTGACAGTTCCAATAGGAAAGATTAGGGAGGTATGGGTGTCACGTTTCATGGATGCGGCTGAGTGCAACAAAGCAGCTGCGCTCAAGGCATGGCGTGAACAGATCGAACCGAATCTGGTTGTCAAAGAACCTCAGAAGCGGGTGAGGCCGATTCGTGAAGATCTCTGATCTACCAGAGAAGTATCAACGGCAAGCCCTTGCCCAGCTTGGGCAGCTTCCACCGCCAGAGCCACACGTTAAGCGTGTGGAGCATCAGCCTGTCGAGATGACAAAGGCTGAGCAGGAGTGGTATGAAATCCTCAAAGCAAGGGGTTACAAATACATCCACTGTCAGGATATCAACCTAAGAGTTGGTGAAGGTAAGGCGTGGTATAAATGCGACTTCTTCGTTGGGGATGTGAATACCTTTTGGGAAGTGAAAGGTGAATACATCTATGACGACGCAAAGGTTAAACTCAGGGCAGCTGCCAAGGCATACCCGACGTTTCGTTGGGTTATGGCTCAAAGGATCAAAGGAAGTTGGACCGAGACTGTCATCCATGATCCAACAACGGGCGTTGACGCATCTCAAACGGTATCGGATTGACGACAATGGATGTTGGATCTTCACAGGTCCATCTTATGGCAAGGGATATGGATGCATTGCAGTCTGCACTGTGACAATGGCAGCAAGCAGGGTGGCTTACAGAGTATGGAAGGGTGCGATTCCAGATGGCATGTTTGTATGCCACACATGCGACGTTAAAAGGTGCATCAATCCAGATCACCTTTGGCTCGGAACAAACAGAGACAACATCAAGGATGCAATCTCCAAAGGAGTTCCAATTCGTCCTCCTATTGGGCATGGAGAAAACAATTCGAATGCAAAGATAACAGACAAACAGCGTGACGAGATCCGCAGGCTATATGCCAACGGGCAAGCTCTGCAGAAGCAACTTGCAAACAAGTTCGGAATAACACAAGCGCGAGTGAGTCAGATCGTTCGCGAAAAACAATAAACCCTGACGGCAACGTCCGTCATTACAAGGAATGAGAGTGGAGTTATATGTTTCTACAAAAGGCGTATCCACCTGACGCAAAAGGAATGCTCAAAGGAATCGTAGATCAGAAGGAACCGCTGACAAAAATATACGATGAAACAACTCAGTCAGCGATAGACTGGTTCTCAAGGGATGCGAGCTTGAAGTTCGACCGCGCTGTCTTCAGTCAGTCCATCACTTTGATTGCAGCATGGCCAACACCATTGGCTCTGTGGGTTGCACCAGCAGCTGTTTCTGTGTTTCCGTGCGGAGATGGATCTGTTGCTGTGACAGCTTATGCACTCAACCAGCGCGCATTCCAGCTTGGTCACAATTCAGTAGAGTCCACACTTGCAAGTGAGCATCACAAAAAGAAGGACGAGTTCGAGGCTGTGTCCGATTGCTACATACATGTGCATATCAGGGTATTCCCTGCGACATCGTGCTGTAGTAAAGGCAGGGACGAGATGAGGAAGTATCCTCCATTTTACGAAGTCTCTGTTACATGTATGAACGTAGTCAGAATCCGAAGTTGGTTCACAACTACGCAGGCAATAATTGGAGACTGGATGCGATCTTACTGGCTTGGTGAGAAAAGCTGGAATGGTCACAGCATGGAAAAGATGAATGCACGCAGACAGCAGGTTATACTATGGAACGACACAGGGCATACAAGAAGAGCGTGTGCATTGTCATCGAACAACTTCCAACGTCTAAAGAATAGATGTTGGATTTCGTCAAGCGGAACTGTCATTCAAGGCAACAAGAACACAATCATCGAGGTTAGCACCAGTCACGATCAGTTCGCTCACTCTTTACTGGCACGCAGCAGAGAAAACCAACACATATACTTCTGCAAAAGATCACTTCTTGACAGGAGGTTGCCGTTATGAGGCGAAGCGATTTCATCAAGGCGATTGAATGCATCAGGCAGGTAGTCGCAGCATGCCCAGCAAAGGATACAAGCATCAGAATCTCAGAAACTGCTGTTGTTCTGCGCTATGACATGGCCACTGCTGCAGTATCGCGTTCATCTGAAGAGATTGCCAACCACATCTTTGGACAACCAAAGAAACGAAAGGATGAACTCGTTGAGAATGCTGTCGCAGATATCTACAACGCATATCCAAGACGAAGGGACAGGCATGCTGCATACAAAGCTATTCGCAAAGCTATGTCCGACGCAGCTATACCAGTTCGAACGCAAGACAAAGCGGCATGGCTTCTAAAAGCTGTCCAGGTATATGCAGCCTACGTTATTACGCGTAGGGTTGATAAAGACAAGATACCTTACCCGGCAACGTGGTTTAACCGGGGAAGCTACCTGAACTCACTTGAGTCTCAGGTTGACAACAAACAAACCACACAGAAAGGAAAAACAACATGGTTACGTTAAGCTTCAGGATCGAAGACATAGACGGATGCATTGCATGCCATCAGCGCACTGATGAAGAGAATATGACAAATGCTGAGCGAGCTGTTGCTATGCTCATGGCAAAGAAAGTGGCTGAGGGTATTCCGCAGTGGCTTGCTGAAGTCACTGGCTGTGAAGTGAAGACCGAGGAACTGAGCGATGAAGATCGTGAGGCCATTCTCACTCCAAAGGTTCCAGATGTTAACGACCTGATTAAGAAGGTTGATGAGCTTCAGAACAACCCAGGAGATGACTGGAAGACAAAGCTGAAAGAGCTAATGGAAATGCTACCAGAAGAAATACGAGATGAGATACAAAACAAAATGATTCTTCTGGGTGATACGTTTGACATCAGTAAGGGGTTCGGTCCATTAAACAGAGTATATGACCAAAACGAATAACGGAAAGAAAGAGTGCCAAGCGTTCGCGTGCGGATCTGAGGCGATTGACGACAACGGTTTGTTCTGTGCCATGCACTGGGACATGATCCCAGCCGATGCACGTGCGCTTCTGAACAATCTGTATAACGAAGATCCTAAATCAGAGAAGCACCGCAAGTGGCAGAGAGAAGTCAGGAAATGTATCGCCATGATGATGGCGAAAGAAAAAGGACTAAGGCGAAATGTCGAACGACGAAATCTTGATCAGTTTGAAGGAGAAGATCCTTTCGTTAAAGAAGGAGAACGGAAGGCTGCAAGCGAAGGTAAACTTCTACGTGAACCAGACGATAGATCAATTCAAGGAAATCAAGAATCTGAGGAATCAGAAGAAGATCCTGATAGATCTCCTTCCTCCTGATAAACGCTCTCAGATACTTGAGCTTGAACGACTACATGAGGAGTTCTTCGATGCCACACCACCCAAGGACCCGACACTTACACCACCAGCCCCATTTGACGCACCATGCCTGTGAGCAGATAGATGTCCAAACAGTTTACCAAGAAGAGATGGTTGACTTCAGATACAACTGCTCAGTTTGCGGACAAGAGCGCTGTGTCAAAGTGGATAAGCACGGATTGGACTTCTATCGAGATAGTGGAATCATGCTCAGGATTGTTTGCCCAAAGTGCGACGGTCAACTCGGACCATCGACTGTCGAATACTTCAGGCACAAAGCTGAGCAGACCAGGGGAAGACCAGAGACGCAGTTCGATAAACGACTGAAGACCTGGGTTCCTCCAATCTACCAAGACAGCGAAGAGGAACGGTTTCCTCAGAACATCTGGAAGACGCACGGAGACTGGGTTAAAGGTCAAAGAGGCGTGATCTTCTATGGTCCACCGCAGTGCTGCAAAAGCCGCATGGCATACCAGATGGCAATCAACCAGCTCAAGCTTGGCAACGAAGTCAGGTGCTACGATCCTCGCTCATTCCGCGCTATGATTGAGAGAAACATAGCGAACAAGACGCTATGGGATTGGTATGAGAATGATGCAATGGTTCCATTCTTCCTTCTCGATGATCTTGGAAAGTTCAGGGGCGAGGGAAGGAGGATCGAGGAAGAGGTATTCAACTTCATCAAGCTGAGACACGAGCAGAAGCTTGGCCTAGTTGTGACGAGCAACTGTGATGGCAATGAGCTGGCTGCCATGTTCACTCCTTCAATCGGAATTCCTATAGTCGAGAGACTCAACCTCATCTGTAAGCCGGTGCTGGTAGATAGGCAGTTGACACAGGAGACAGAATTGCCTCATGTTGTTCCGCATAACGCGGATCTATGAAGAGCAACCTGCTTCAACATCTCGACCAAATTCCACCCTGCATAGCCAGACTCTGTGCACGCAGAAAGGCCAAGGCTAAGTCACTCCGCGAGATAGCTAAGGACGCTGGGCTATCGTATCAGGTCACCAACTGGATTGCGCTGCAGCCAACCTGGGAGCACGTGGCTGTTGGTGACGCTCTCAGATTTGCTGATGGTTGCGGGTTGGACCTTCTCCGACCGCGCAAGAAACTGTTCTATCTACGCCGCGCCTGGAGTCGAGATGGACTGAAGACTATTGGGCGTGGCCTTACACAAGGTTATGTCACCCAACAAATTAGAATCAGATCCGACTACGAAGAAAGCGGAAAAGCTCCCAAGACTATCGGTCGCCCTCGAAAAGCGAAGCCCATCGGCCAAGGTGAACCTGAATCAGCAGGCCATCATTCAGGCAGCTGAGCAATATCTGGAGACACGAGCCAAGAGAAAGCTGACCTACGAAACCATCAGGCAAGACCGCAAAGCTCTAACAGACTTCATCGCATTCACCGACTTGCTAGACACACAGACCATCACAGCGAAGCTGCTTGAGACTTGGATAGAGGCTCTCAAAGATAGAGCCCTGTCTCCCAACACCATAGACAGCTACCGAATACACGTTAAGCAGTTCTTTGCGTGGTTGTTACAGATGGGCTCAATAGATGGGAACCCTTGGGATGACGTCAGGGTTCGCATTGGATCTAAGCCCCTCAAGAGAGAGACGTTCACTGAGGATGAATACGATCTGATCGTCAAGAAATCGAAGGGCACGATCTGGAACTACGCAGCGATTGTCGGCTGGAACACAGGACTTCGGATGGTTGATGTTGCCAACCTGCGCTACGAGAACATTGACTGGCAAGAGCAGGTCATCACGCTGGTCCCACGTAAGACCAAGCGCAGTGGAATGTCTGTGTGCATACCTTGGTTGTCTGGGTCTGACTTGGCCAAGCTGCTAGTCTACCTAAAGTTCAACCCTCCAGACGACAGTGGGTATCTCTGCCCTGTCCTCCAGGCAATGACCAGCGACAAGCGCGGAGGGTATCAGGCAGTCCTTGAGTTCAACCGATGGCTCCGCAAGAAGTGCAAGATCGTCGACAAGACGTTCCACACATTCCGTAGGACGTTGATTACCAGACTGATAACGAACGGAGCAGACAGCGAAGCGGTTCGCTCAATCGTTGGGATCAAGGATAGGCAGACACTCGACCATTACTTTGTGCCGACAGCGGCTTCAGCAAAGACAGCAATGCTCACACTCAGAAAGAACCTATGAAAGAGATCGACGGCGCTATCATCATCGAGCCAAACGATTGCGTGCAAGTAGTTAAGGGCCAAGACATTGGAACCACTGGCATCGTAATATCAACCCAAGGCAGCGAGCTGCTGTGCTGGGGTAGAACCCCAAGCAGCGTTCCAGGCACAATGTCGTTCACGTTCAAGGCGAATGACTACGAGTGCATGTATATCGGTAAGGGGAGGATCAGGCCCAAATCCAAGGCTGAGGAGCAACAGGCCATTCCTGAGCCTAAGATGCCCCAAGGAGCCGTCAGGAGTTTGTCGGGTGCCAAGACACCACCCCAACCCCAAACGCCTCCTACGCCCAGGACAGCGCCACGCCCTGCCCCTAGTCCTGCTCCAAGCGCTGCCAAGCCTGCCTTTGGGGTGGACTCTGAGTCTATCGACCTGCGTCCACGCCCGACCAAGGGCGATGACGTTAACCCAGATCTGCTGAAGCCAGCCGTCTTTGCTGGGCCAAATGCCAGAGAGATGCACGGCAGACCGACACACCCAGAAGCGCTTCGGAACAGCGAACCGAATCAGGTAGCTGTCGAACCAACTCCAAACCCACAACCCCAAAATGAGCGACCAGAATCCAAACAAGAAGCCCCGAAAAAGAAGGTTCAACGCAAGAATATCTTTCGTAAAGGTGCCAGGAAGGGAAACAAGAGACGGGCAAGCTTGGGTATTCCGATGGAAGGAACCAGCGGTGTGCCAGGGGAGGGTGCACTACGGCAAGCCAGTCCTCCACCAGAAACGCAAGACTGAGCACTTCATCCACTCGTCCTCTGCTTGGGAATGGGCAAAGATCAAGGCGACAGACCTGAAGAAAAAGTATGGAATTGAATATAGCTTCGGAGCTTGATCAATGACGTTCATCCACTCAGGAGATGCAGGGGATGTTCTTTACAGCCTTCCTGCTGCCAGAACTCTGGCTAAGAAAAGGGGTCACGAGAAGTTCACGTTCGTCCTAGGAAGGAAGCAGGGAACCCTCCACCCATTTACTGATGAATGGGGTGAGAGCGTTGCGTCTTTGATACGGGTCCAGCCATACATCGAAGACTGCTACATCCAGAAGCCAAGCCAAAGATGGGATGTTGACTTCGATCCATACCGCAACTATCTGATCAACAACTTCAAGCGCTGGAAGAATTTGTGCCAGTATCATGCAGAGTTAATCCAGGTTCCTGATGAGTCTAACCATCCTTGGTTGACCGTCGATCACAAGGCAGAGGTTCCAGGCAGGCCGGTCATAATCAATCGGACCCCTCGATATAGGAACCCAATGTTCAGCTGGAAGAGGATCTATGAGCGCTACAAGAACGTGGCTGTCTTCATAGGTAGGCTGGACGAATACGACAACTTCCAAGAGGAATGCGGTCCAATCCCATACGCTGAGACTCCTCAGCTCATTGACGCTGCAAGACTCATAGCCGGGGCGAAGCTGTTCATTGGCAATCAATCCGTCTGCCGCGCCATTGCAGAGGGGCTGAAGCAGAACACAATTCTTGAGAGCAGCCGCAAAATCGGAAACACGGTCTGGAGAAGGCCAAATCTATGGGTTGGAATAGACGGACGAGTCCCAATGCCGCACACTGATCGCCTATGATAGTTCAATCTTTACCAGAGCGTAAGAAGACACCTGAGATTATCCAGAATGGATACAACCCAGAGGACTTCGGAGAGAAGTATTGGATGGCACCAAACAGGGTTGGCCGAAGACGCATTGATAGGGATGCGCACAGCCTTCGCCAGTATGTGTCAGCCCTTGTTAAGGACAGCTTGCTGCCTTCCAATCCCAGGATATGCGATGTTAGCTGTGGGCCTGGGAACATGATGGTGGACTTCCATAAGCATGGATTCCGCATCATGGGTTGCGAGTTTTCTGAGGCAGCGAGACGGCTTGGACTTGAGCACTTCGACCTGAAGATTCCTTTTGGAGATCTCAGAGCCAAGCTTCCATTCGATGATAACTCGTTCGACTTTGTCTACTGCATCGGAGTCATGACAATGATTCCGTTAAAGGACGTTCCTAATGCATGCAGGGAACTGAATCGCATCATGGCTCCAGGTGGTTTGCTTCACATCTTGCTGATCAACCCAGGACAGACAGGTCCACGAGCAGGCAACGAGCCTCATCTGACCACGCTTCCACACTCCGATTGGAACCAACACTTCATTGATGCTGGGCTTCAAGACAATACGCATGTGATGCCTCCTCAACGATTTGGCATCGGTATCCAGAAAGAGTGGGACTTCGCAAAGTTGTATCGAACAACTAAATGAAGATTGCCTTCGTCCATTTCCATGACACATCGAACGTAGGGGATATACTATGTAATCCATTCCACTACTTCGATTGGTCGAAGCACGAGTGCCAAAGCTTTGACATCTTCAAGTGGAAGCAGCGCGTTCCTATCGACATGTTGATCTTCGGCGGTGGAGGGATGCTTCATACGCAGGTAGATGACGCAATGAGAAAGGCGTTGCATGAGGCTAAGGAGTTGAACCCTGACTGTAAGGTTGTCATGTGGGGTGTTGGGAGTAATTACCACCACATGTGTCATGGTCATTGGCATGAGTGGCTTAAAGAGTTTGATATCGTTGGACTCAGGGATAGGACCAATCCATTCCACTACGTTCCGTGCGCTTCATGCATGCATTCTGAGTTTCTGATCCATAGACCGAGACCGAATGAGGCATACGTGATGTATTACCACGATGACTTTCCGCTCGATCTTCCGCACCCAAGAATGTCCAACTTCGAGACCGATGACATGAAGCTGATCATCGACTTCTTGAGCAAGGGGCATGTGGTCCTAACCAACTCATATCACGGTGCGTATTGGAGCATGCTCATACAAAAGCCAGTCATTGTAATGAATGCGTGGATGAGCAGATTCTTCGCAGGTCTTCCTTGGCATGGAGTGTATGCAAACAAAGAGAACTACGTTGAGCAGACTGGTAGCGCTGTCCTTAATGTAGCTCCTAGACTTTTGCTCGATGATTGCCGTAAAAGAAACCAGCAATTCTTTAACTTATTGATGCAAGATGCGAACGATTCCACAGAACCCAGGTTGGTTTGAGAAACCACTACCAGCTCCACCGCACTACACAGGACCTGGAGAGACGCAGATTCTCCTCCAACTTGCTGGTGAGTGCAAAGGTGACATCCTCGAAATTGGAGCCAACGTAGGTCACACAACGCTGAACTTTGCTCTTCGATTTCCAGACAGGATTGTCCATGCGGTTGACTGGGAAGACAATAAGAACATGCCAACCCTAACATGCGAGGACGCTGCTGCTCGCGTAGCGGTTAAGGCAAAGCATCTTCCTAACGTCAGAACATACAGCATCGACAGCAGGATCTTTCCGTATCCAGATGGCATTGGCTTCGTGTTCATCGACGCAAACCATCAGTATGACTATGTCAGAGTGGATACCATGAAAGCTTTGGACTACGCCAAGACACGTGACCTGACGATCATGTGGCATGACGTGGAGAGTAAGTGCGAGGATGGTCCTACTCGGGTCTTAAAAGAACTGCCGCCCGAGTATGACGTCATGCACATAGAAGGAACAATGCTGGCAGTTCTCAAGGTTAGACATGACAAGTGATCCCCAGCCATTACCAGACGGATATAAGCAATACCTCCAAGATGCCGCTCAGCAGATCGAGGCAACTATTCCTGATGGGTTTGGATTTGTGTTGTTCACCTTCGGGTTTAACGACGACAAGGACAAGCAAGGAACGATGAACTACGTGTCCAATGCACGTCGCGAGGATGTCATCAATGTTCTGAAGGAGTTCCTTATTAAAGCTGGTGCAGCTGAAGATTGGATGAAGAGACTCAAATGAAAAACATCTCTGGCTATGTATGTGCAAGGAACGTCATCAAGCATGACTATTGCGTGGATCTGGCGATCCGATCAATGGCTCCTGTATGCGATGAGATCGTGGCTTGCGACTCCGACTCTGATGATGGAACGCGTGACTTTCTCGAAAGTCTCAAATCTCAGGTTCCTCAATTACGAGTCATCAACCTACCTTGGCCGAACCCAGTCAACGATCCTTACTGTATCATCAAGTGGATGAACAGGGTTCGTGCGCACCTGAAGTATGACTGTCAGTTCTACCTGGATGCCGACGAAGTCCTCAACGACGACAAGATGACCTATGAAGTCATGCGAAGATGGGCAGAGAATGGTTGGTGTGGATGGTTTTACCGAGTCAACTTCATCAGAAACGTCCGCACAATCATTCCTCATGACGTTGTATGCGGTCACAAAGTTGCCAGACTTGGGCCTACGAAACTCTTCATGCCAGCCGATGAACCGCAACCGAACGGAGAATGCGACATGCGCCGTATGGGCAGAAACCATCCTTCGTTCGTCATCTACCATCTTGGATTCATGCGCAAGCAATCGGTGATGGTTGAGAAGGTCAAGGACGTGCAGAACATGTTCTTCGGAACATGGGACAGAACAATCGAAAAGGCTGTCAACGAGGGTAAGGAATACTGGCACTACGTTCCTTGGAAGGATCGGTGCCTTACCCATGACGGCAGGTATCCCCTTATTGCCCACGACTGGCTCAAAGAACGCGGAGCACTGTGAAGATCTCTGGCTACACATTCGTCAGAAACGCTACCACCTTCGATATCTGCATCGAAGAGTGCGTGCGGTCTTTAGTCCCTGTATGCGATGAGATAGTCATCTGTCATGCTGAAAGCACAGACGACACTCAATCCAGACTGGCTGCACTGTCGATTGAATGGCCAAGGATCAAGGTTGTCCAGGTCCCTTGGACGTATCCTGTCGGTGAGCCACGTTGGTTTGTGAATGCGATCAACGAAGCTCGTAAGCTGCTGAAGCATCCAATGCAACTGTGGCTAGATGCAGACGAGGTTCTCGATGACAGCGAGGAATGCCACAAGCGAGTCTTGGATATTGCAGAACGCAAAGCATGCGCATGGTTTGAGAGACTCAACTTCGTAAGAGATGCGTGGACGCTGATACCTGATGGCCATTGCGTTGGCAGATACGTTGCTCGAATGGGTCCGTCAGAGCTGTTCATGCCATCAGATGAACCGTATCACGATGGCGAACCTCCTATAAGAGAACGTGCAGAGAGGCACCCTGAGCTTCGCATCTTTCACTACGGATTCCTCCGCGATTATCAGGCGTTCTACAGGAAGAACAGGGAGAACAACATGCTCTGGTTTGGCAAGGCAGACAAAAGGTTCATTGAATTTGAACAACAGAACAGGCATGACTGGTGGGAAGTTGGCGACTGGTGCGACAAGCTTCAATCCTATAAAGGATACCACCCAACTTTCGCACATCAGTGGCTGAGAGAACGAGGGTCGCTGTGATATGGCGCGATACACTGTCAGCATTGTTGCCTTCAATAAGGTGGACGTAACCAAGCGGTGCCTTGAGTCAGTCATAGCGCACAGCAGGGATTACAATCTCATCCTAACGAACAACGGAAGCACAGATAGGACTCTCAATCTATTCGAGTCTGTGCAGAAGAAGCTTCCAGCAGGTTCAGTTACGATAGTCAACAATCCTGAGAACTACGGATTCCAAATTCCACACAAGTATGCGTTCTCACTATGCGACACTCCCTATTTCGTCCTGCTCAACAACGACACCGCCGTTCCACCCCATTGGCTGGGACAGCTTGAGCAACCATTTAAGACTGATCCAAAGGCTGCTCTTAGTGGACCTTTCGGAAACTGCTCAGAGATCACGCCGCACTTTCACGGAAAGCCAGGAGCATTCGAATACCTTGAAGGCTCCTGCCTCATGTGCAGGACCGAAGTTATCAAGAGGCTGGGTCTTTTTAGCAACTACCTGGAGTTTGCCTACGGAGAGGACTCTGATCTGAGTTTGCGGTGCAGGGAAAAAGGATACAGCATACACAGAGTTGGCATCAGGGTTCTTCATTGGCCAAACACAACTGCCCGTCATGTATCTCGCGTTCGGTTCTTTCAGGAGAAAAACCACCTGACACTCTGTAGGGTATGGGCGCATTATCTGAAGGTGCGCAAGTTCAACTACCCAATCGTCATCAAGCGCGATGCGGCTATTGGAGACGTTCTTCTGACAACTCCAATCATCAAGCAGTTGAAGAAGGATAAGCCCCTGTCTCCAATATACATCATCACGCAGTTCCCAGCTCTGTTTGCGAACAATCCTCTGGTTCACACAGCTACGAAAAGCCTGCGTCCAGGTGCAGACTCACTGATCATTGACCTGAACATGGCGTATGAGAACAGGCCGATGAAGCACATCATCGACAGCTACGCTGAAGTGGCTGATGTGAAGGTGACTGACTATTCTCTGGACATGCCTGTAAATGAGGAGAGCACTGAATGGGCTAAGCAACAACTGGCCCAGGTTCACAGGCCAAGAGCAGTCATAGCCCCAGGTCCAACCACATGGGCTGGAAAGAACTGGAGCATGAGTGGATTTGCTGCAGTGTCGAATTACTTGAAGCAGAACGGATGGGCGGTGATTGTCCTTGGAAGTCACAACACGTTTCCAATCTCAGCTTCATTAGACTACAGAGGACGCACTGACATTCACCAAAGCGCGGCAATCATGGCAGAGTCAGACATGTTCATAGGTCTGGACAGCTTTCCACTTCATCTAGCCATGTCTCAAAAGCTCCCATCCATTGCCATATTCGGAGTCACATATCCAGAGTTCATCCTAAGCTCTGGATGGTGCGTGACACTTCAGGCTGATGAGGATCTTTTCCCCGAGATTGGAGCGAGGCATAGAGAACGAGGAACGACATTCACCAAGAGCAACGGTGAGTGTATGCGTGCAGTCACAATCGACCAAGTAATAAACGCCGTAGATGAAATGAGAAAGATGGTCCTATGATCAAGAAACGCACCTGGGAAATACACCACAAAGACTGGGGTCAAGAGCTGTGGCTTGAGAACAACTCTCTATACTGCGGCAAGATTCTCATCCTCAACAAGGCATGGCAGTGCAGCTACCACAAGCACCCGAAGAAGACCGAGACGTTCACAGTTATGAGTGGCCGGGTGATCCTTGTCATAGGCAACGAATGCACGCTGCTTGTTCCATCTGATTGCGTAACTATTCCTCGCAAGACTTGGCACTCGTTCATAGGTGTTGATTCCTCGAACGTCATCGTCGAGACCAGCACTCCTCACAGCGATGATGATGTGATCAGATCAAGCAAAACGAAGTGGCTGTGCAGAGAAGCATTCCAGAAATACCTGAAAGCTGTTGGAATCAAAACGCCTTCGGACGTGGATCGTAGCGCTTCGTCAGCTTCACCCGCTCCTCCAGTTCCCAAGCGACTGGATGTATCCCATATCGGTCGCCGTAGCGCTGGTAGTCAAGCTGCGTGTTCTGATAACGGCGCAAGTAAAGCGGCGGCTGCCCACCGCGATGGTCGGTCAAAGCGGGGCAAAGGTGGACGCGGTTCGGCATCTGCTTCTCCTTCAGGTTCCAAAAGAAAACCTCAACGAAGCAATCGTGGTAAGCCTTACCGTTCCTTACCTGCTGGAGATACGCTTCTTTGATGAACTCTGGCGATACTGAGTTCGCCTTCATGAATACGATGTCGGTGAGGATTGGGAAGCGAGCAAACTGTTCGTGACCCTTCCTGATTCTTCGAGGGTCAGGTCTTCCTGGGCATACAACTGAGATCTTATCGTCTGCTAGGAACGCTGCTTCAACGATAGCCTTCACATCTGGACTGCAGATCGAGCAGCGTTGGCTAAGCTTCAAAGCAATGTCTCGCTTCTCTACCTCAGCAAGTGATAGGGCATGTATAAACGCCTGGACATCCCCTTGAAAGTGGCCAAGGGGAACGTCATTGCGCATGTAGAAACAATCTCGCTTCGCTGCTACTCGCTCAATCTGTGGGCTATCCTGTGAGTAGTCGTCACACACAACGACAGGTGTGTCCTTGCCAAGGACGTCCCTGACAAGGCAGATGTTCAACTCAACGAAGTGAGGGTAACCAGCAGCGCCAATAGCTACAGCGTAGGTCATGTGCGCATCATAGTAAGACTCGTCCACGAGTCAACAGTCCACGACTGCGATCCATGATGTTTATGCTCGCCCTGCGAGCTGCAGAGTTGCTCATGAGCATTGCACGTCTCTGCTTTCGAATGGCCTGCAACCGCGATACTGCTGTCTTTCCAGCCTTGAACAGACGCTCCTGCTTTTCGAAGTTCACGTTCGCGCCGATGGCGTTGGCTGCTGCTTCAAACTTGCGCTCAACAGCTTGGACTCTGTCCCTGTCGTCCATGTCCATCTTGTTGAGGACCTGAGCCCTTTCCATAGATGTCAGCCTGCGCTTGTATGCGCGGTCGTATGGATTGCGACTGGTGAACATCTGACGCATACGACGCTGGGCTTCCTCGTATGGGATGTTCTCGTTCATCACCATCTGAGTCACGCCGTCCATGTATTCTTCCTGGACCCTTCCGATATCGTTCTGCATGGCTGCGTTCACCATGCGGTCAGCGATTGGCGTGTATGGAGTCACGAACATTCCAGACATCTGACCACCGAACCTTGACTCCCTGAGCCACGAATCTTCGCCATGCCTGATCAGGAGCCTGCTGGCATTCCAGTTCTCGATCTTGCCGGTAGCACCCGGCATCCTGTTCATCACAAGCTTGCCGATTGTCGGCTGTAACGTCACGACAGCGCGGTCGACACCGTAAGTCAGATCCTTGCTGTTGTATGCACCAGCAACGTAGTTCATGACCTGAAGCATCATGCTGTCGACCAGACTTCCAGGACTGAATCTTGCCTTGGAAGGCTGCGTGTTGAACGTGAGGTTCACAGCGGTATCGAGGAACGGAACGATGGATGCCATTCCGACAGCAACTTCGGTTGGCTTAGCAGACACATCCTCAAGCTTTCTGACGCTTCGGATCTCTCCGAATAGCGCAAGGTAGATCGCCCTTGTCAGCGTCTCCAACAACCAATACCCAGCGAGACCACCGATGGCTGCTGCGGATAGGATGTAATACATATTTCCAAACTTCTCCCATGCTCTTAGCGCCACGCTCTCATGCTTCATCATGGCACCACCCATCATGTCCATGATCTTGCTGAACATGTTCCATCTCCATCCTTTGAGTGCGAACAGAATACGGTTGATCGTGTTCCGTTTTGCGATGGCTGGACGGTTGGCGGGCGTTGCCACGTTAACATCCTCAAGATGCTGCTGAGCAAGATTCCAGATCTGCTCATGATCAAGGAACCGAACCTCACCAAGAGCTTTCGGATCATCACCGGCAGCATCAAGGCGATCATAGAAGTCATTGATTGCGCCCTTGAGATCAACGGCAGCACCTTGGAACCAGTTCTTCAGATCAGACAGCGCCGACAGATTGTTGCGCGGAAGCCTGAACCAACGCGGCAGCACATCAGTTGGAAGAATTGTTCCAACGATGCGAGGATCAGCACCACGATCCTTAGCTCTCAGGTAGTTGTGCCGAAGGCTGCTTTCTACTGCGTGCATAGCTGAGAACACTGTCTCAGCTGCAACCTGATTAGCCATCATGTCACCAGCGCGAGGAAGGAATGGCCTTATCGTAAGCGCCATGCCGATATCAACAGCTCCAAGCATACCCTTGCCGGTAGTCTTGAGCACGTTCCACATCTGTTTCCACACCCAATCAACAGGACCTTCTGCAGCAACAGGCTTGTCAGTCTCCTTGTATGTAATCCTTCCAAGGCTTGTGAACGACTCCGCAACCGACTCAAGGTGGTAGCGCGTGTTGAACGGGTTGTTAAGTCCGCGCTCTGCGAGTTCTCTGTAAATCCTTCCTCGCTTCCACGCTCCATCAGCAAGGTCTTGAACCATGTCAGAGAACAACTCATTCAACGTGAGCGTTACCTGACGAGGGATGTTAGCCAGACCATACTTCTGATAGTTCGACACGCTGAACAGCATGCCCATTTCCTTGAGAGCTTTGATGTAATGCACCTTCCCAATGAATGGAGCAGCATCGTAGATTGCACGGATAGCTGAGTATGGTGCCATCTGTGCAAGATCCCAGGTCAGCCTAAACGCATGCTGTGGCCACACACTGAAGATTCCACCACGCAGACGCTGCAACCTCCAAGACGAGTAACCGATTGCTGACTGCAGCATGTTCTGAATGCCAGTGCGGAAGCTTGAGATAGCACCACCCATATACAGGCCAAAGAACCTGTTCCACTGCAGCGTCTCTTCTTCAAGCAGCTTACCTTCAGAGGCGAATACCTTCTGAAGTTCAGTTCTGAAGTCTCTTAGCGCTTTGATAGTGCTGTCGATATCCTCAAGCTTAATTCGCTCCTCGTTCAGGCGCATCGCCTGACGATTCGCTTTGGTTTCCTCAATCAGCCTACGCTTCCTTGTCTCCTTACTCGGCTCTCTCTTTCCTTCCAACGCATCAATGCGTTTCTGGTAATCGTCCTGCATGTCCTTCAATACAAGGATAGAGTCCTCTACTGATCTGCTTACCCAGTTCAGATAGTGGGAAGATCCATTCAGCATGAACGACATTGTCTGTGCCGTGCTGTGGAATCCGTGATTATACCATGCATACGGCGCGATCCTTTGACCGCGACCACGCGTGAATGAGTTCTCCTGCTCGAATGGAATGTAAACCCCTTTACGCTGTGAATCCGTCTCTGACGATTTGTCAGTAACAGCCTTATTGTAGATTCCCTTCTGCAGATGGAAGAAGTCCTTCCAGAACTGCTGTCGTGCATCGAAGTTTTCTTCAGTGATGCTGAACGTATCGAGCGCAGCCAGGAAGTCTTCTACGTTGGTTATCTCTTCATTTCTGATCTTTTCAAGCAATGCCGGGTATGCACCTACTTCCAGTGGGCTCTTCTTGTCAGTGAAACCAAGGTCTCTGTCGCTGAGGAACGCCTTCAACAGATACCAGTGCTGATCGAGAAGCTCAGTAGCTCCAGCCATATCCCTGAAACTGTAGTTATTACGATCAGCGTCGTAACCAGCATGCTCAATGAGCCACTTCTTAGTAAAGTCCATTGCAGCTTTGTTGAACGTGCGTGGAAGCATGTATTGAACAAGCTTCATAGCACGACGTTGATACGGCATTCCAGGAATGAACTCGTCAGTTACGGTCCTTGAAGGAATTACTTCTCGCCCTCGCGTGACATCAATCTCGTATGCCTCGTCTGCTGCAGTAACCATTTCCTTTAGGCAGTTGATATCGTCCTGCGTGATCTCTATTTGAGCATCAGGAAGAGTATCTCCTGCTTTCGGATCGTATCCCTCGTTGGCAAGGTGGAACAATTCTCTGCCTACCTCATTGAACCAGTCGTAGACAGACTTGTTTCTGTCACTGATATCAACGATGTCGCTGTGAGAGTCTGTGGCTTTATGCAGAAGTGTTGCAATCCGATCACCCCACTTCTGATACCACTTGTTCATGAGCAACATCGAATCGCTCCACGCTCTGACAGCAATACGCGAATTCTGAATTGCACGCACTGGAGCCGAACGAGCAATACCTTCCCACATTGCGGTCCACTTATTGAAGATCGCGTTGATGAAGTTGAACCCACCCTGGTGATTGCCTTGTATGTCGTTTACCAAGGATGAGTCGAGCAGCATCTGCCCATACTTAATCATCGACTTGAAATACTTGGCATCAAGAGTTTCATCGTTGCCATTGTTTACTAGCCACTGAGTCATCTGATCAATGGACTCCTGAACCTTTACGCGCTCAGCCTCCCATCTGGCCAAGTTGTCGTGCAGTTTTACAACATGGTATGCGTTCTCAGTTCCACTGGTCGTTACCTTCGGAGCAGTCATCGGAAGCGGCATCTTCACAATGCCTGACACAGGATCGCTACCGACATGTTTCCAGTTCTCTGGAATGTGAAGAGCACCAGCAAGATCGGCAATCTCACCTTCGTATGCGATCCAATCAGGATCTGCCATCAGCTCCTGGTAGAACTCGTATGCTTCATCAAGCATCTGAGCCCTGTTGATCACTTTACGAAGCTTAATCTGCTGCGCTCGCATAACAGTCTTTGCCTTCGTCTCGGCAGCAGTCGACTTCTGCGTGGCTCTGATCAGACGCATGAACTTGTTAACCAAGTCGTCGCCCTTGCCGACTGCACGTAACCCAGCTGGAGCTTTGACCAACTCGTCCATCATGTTGGTCATGTCCATCGTCAACTGATCAGTCAAGTTTGCTACTTCAGGGTCAGCCTGATACACAGCAGCTGCCATCAACTGCCTTATAGCTGGTTCAGTTGCTATGAAGTATGCAGCTGCCTCTATGATTGCATTGCCAACCTGAAGCTGTTCTGGAGGAGGAGCAGTGTCTTTATATGCTTTCGTTACTGCGCGAGGATCAAGATTTCCCCAAGGATTCTGCAGCAGCTCGTTGCCCTGCTCAGTCAGCGACAATGCTGTGATCATCTGCTCTACCTTCTGGGCGATGCCCATAGAGTAGGTCATATATGATTCATAAAGATCTATTTCGCGAGCTGCATTGGCTGCCAATGGGCTGTTGGGATCAAGATTCGGATCTGCAAGACGCGCACGCAGCAAAGCAAGATGAGATTTAATGCGCTCTTCGAGTCTTGCAGCGATTGCCTCTTGGCCAAGAACCTCGATCTTCAGCTTAGCAAACTTCCTCATGTCCTGAATGAACTTAGGAGACGTTAGCTTAGCCATCCATGTATCCCTGGCTTTCTTAACCTTGTTCATTCGCTCGCGTATGAAGTTCACGGACGAGCTTGCAGCTAAGATTGTTTGTTCCTTCAGCCATACAGCTGGAAGATTGGTGATCGTGTCTTTGAACTGTCCAATCGGAACCTTGAACACATTACGGACGGTTTCGATCACTTCTTGGAAGTTGTCGATCAGACAGATCTGCTTTGCCTTTGCGCTGAGCTTTCTTCCTTGTGCCTCTCTTTTGGCAGTAAGGGCGGAAAGGATGGTATATGGTTCTACATTTCCAGCCGCGATTACAGTCCCTCGCTGCGCCTTGGTAAACGCCAAAGCAGGACCACCCGCAGTAGAAACTGGGATAGTCTCTGCTTGGCGCTTGACCTGACCAGCAGTCCACGCGACGGCAACAGCGCCCATGTCTACGTCCTTATTGATCTCATGCAAGAACCCACCGTTGGCTGTAACCTCAAAGTCACCGGCTTCGAACTTGGCGATCAGTTCGTCGAAGTAAGAATCGCGCTGCGCGTTCATCATGCGCATCGCCTTTTTGATTCCCTTCAGGAACCCAGAGATGATGCTCTTTGCTTTATCAACTGCCTTCTGCAGGTTTGTCCTGCCTTTACGATCAGTGGCAGCAACCATGTTATGGGCAAAGAACTCATCTGTGTTGATCAGGTGGTAGTAAGGCAGCAGGTATTGATTACCCCTGCGGTGCATGAAGTCTTCACTGGTGAACGCACCACCGTTAGCCTCCATGTCCTTCAGGAAAGTCTTTACGATCTCAGGAGTGGTTGGGTTCTCAAGAGCCTGACGTATCTCAATTTGCCGATATTCCTCAACGGCTCCCTTGTGCTCAGCAGGAAGGAACATGGCAGCAGCATGCGCGAGTTCCTCAGCAGCTGTGTGAACACTTCCAGATGTGCTGACGAACCTTGCGATTCTCCAAGCATGGCTAAATGACCCGGTGTATTCGACTGTCGCGTCGTTGCCGATCTCGTATCCAGGAGTGATCACAAACGTAAGATCTTCAAGGATCGTATCAGGAAGCACATCGAGCATCAGGTTGGCAAGCCGCTTCGCTCTTGGGCTTAATCCGTTGTTCTCAGTGTTGATCAGCTCGCGAATTGCAGCCTTGCCTATAGCAGGCTTGTTGATGACGTCTGGATTGACATCGCTTATGCGTGTCCTGCGACCACCGCCACGGAATTGAACACCACCAGACACGCGAGACTCATGAACCCGATTCAGAGATTTCTCAATCTTGTCAGCAAGAGCAAGCTGTTCCTGAGTCTTAGTAGCATCCTTGCCAATAGGAATTCCGTTTATGACAAGGATCTCATCCCTGACGATTTGCCAAGGATCTCTACCTTCAGGTGTCAACTCAGCAAGAGGGTCAATGGAGTGAATACGCTTGAGGATCTCTATACCTTTGGCTGACTTGCTTAGATTCTCCTCAAGCCAATCCATCAAGTTTCCACCCTCAACATCTTCCATGTTGAAACGGGTAGCAGAGAATGTATCTGGTGCAGCTTCAGTGATCTTCTGATTGAACGTCCCTACCGATGTGCTGCTCAATCCACTGACGCGCTCATTGATGATTCTCTCTGCATCACTTCCTTCAGACACCATCGAAACCCACCGAGCCTGTGCAAGCACATCTCCAGGAAGAAGCCCGAGCTTGTGTGGATAGTAGTTTGCAAAGTCTTCAGGACTCAGATAGTCACGCCTATCAGGCTTAGCGACTTCCCACCATGCAGAGTTGTTGACTGCATGCCTGTTGATATACCAGCCATCAGTCTTCCCACTCTTGGTTTCTTCTTTGGTAAATGGTTTTGCAAGTCCGCTATTCTGAAGCTTCTGAAGGTCTACGCGGTAGATAGTTTCCCATTCAGGCTTTGCTTTAGTTCCACCGCGAATGACTATGCGTGCAAAGTGTCGTCCTGTCTTAGGCTGTTTCTCTACAGCCAAGAAAGCTTCTACAGCCTTAACATCAAAGCGAGACTTGAGCTTTGCCATCTCAACTCGCTCTTCATATTCCTCGTCAGTCTCGCCTTTCTTTCGCTCAAGCTCAACCTCCTCAGCCTCCATTGCGTTGGTGCTGACTGTCTGACGATTGTGGAACTCGCCTTCGCTTTCAACCTGAAGCAAAACAGTTCCGAGCGGAATGAATGACGCCTGGAACTTGACGTTTTCGTCGGTCTCGAACTTGGCCTTCGTCCAGATCTTATTGCTGACGAGTCGATACTCGTAGAAGCCGCTCGTATCAATTTCAGGCAGGTATTCCTCCTCAGCTTTCTTTCCAGCAGCAGCCTGCTCTGCCCCGATGACAGCCTTGGCTCGCCCAAGCATCTGATGTCTTGGATTCCTCTGCTGGTTCTTGGCCTGAAGGAGAACACCCTTAAACGGACCTTCGATGATTGGAAGCCTGAAAGCCTCAGCGAACAGCCTTCTTGCAACCAGAGCCTTCATGTTTGCCCTGGCTACCTGATGATCCTGGATGCGCTTGTAGATCTGCTGGATGCGTTCGACGTAGTAGTCGAACATTTTTCCAACCACCACAGACTCGAACGGAATCTTCGTCTCGACAACCTTGCCAGCCTTCGTCTTCCTACGCAGCACACGCTCATTGGTCTTCGGAGTCGCGATGGTGTGCATGATCTTGGTCACGCCATCGTCCCCAACGAACTCAAGCTGCACGTTCTGACCCGGCTTCGGCTTTGTCAGCAGGCTTGGGTTAAGCCCAACCTCCGCAAGCAATTCAGCCATGCGCTCATACCCAACACCCATCGTGAACCTGCCCTTGACCAGCTTGTAGCTTGGGTGGTTCTTGCCCAGGTCAGCAATGTCGTTCAGCTCCTTGATTCGAACGCGGTTCTCAGGAGCCTCCATGCCCTTCTTGAGCCTGACGTAGCCGTCCAGGTTTGGCTCGTAGGACATCTCGCTGTAGGTAGCTCCACTGACTCCGAATATCCTGAGCATCTGTGGAGACACAGCCATCGACATCTGGTCTACCAACTGGGAAACAGCAGCAGCATACGCCTCTTCGTTGGTGGTGTTTGCTTCGACCAGAACCCTGGTCTTCTCCATCACGTTTGGAATGGAGACATCCACGTATCGCTCGACTGTGCTGTCATCAACCTGAACGGCGTATTGCTCACTGAATGAAGCAGTGTTGAAGAGCCGCAGCATGTTGTTGACGAACCGGCTTCTGCCAAGTCGGACATCACGCGCATCCTCAAGGAAGTTCTGCAGAATATCTCTGCCAGTCTTCGTTTCTCTAAGCTTGTCGACCGTAGCTGCGGCTTCAGCTGCAAGCTGCTGGGTGGTAGGATTGTTCGTTGGCTGCTCAAGTCGTTGAACAACACGAGATTGCAGATAATCCTCAGCGTGCTCCACCCTGTCAGCGGGGTCCATTTTCATGCGCGGTGCACGCTTAGTGACTGTCTCAGTGTATGCAGTGGCAGATGGATTTCCGTCGATTGTTGCGAAGATGTTGTTCTTCTCAGCAGCTGTGGTGGCTTCAGTAAACACGAACCATCCGTATGCTCTGCCATCTTTGGTAATGATGATTGAGTCTTCCTGCTTGGCTACCAGCGGCGTAGTCCTTCTGAAATACGGAGTCCCCAAAACGGCTGGTGCTGTCGGATGATCCAGCTCGATTGACACAACGCGAGAACCGTTCTCTCTGGTTTGCGTCGTGCGCGGGTATTTGACTTCAAACGTCGATTCAACTTCGACTGTCTCCTGGAAGTCCGTTGTTCCACGTGGAACACTCAGAGCCCTTCTGATGTATTCAGCTTGAGCCAGTTCAAGCTTAGGCATCTTCTTCGGCGTGAATGTTGGGTTTGCGATTCCAAATGCCCGTGCGAGAACTTCAGTGTTTGGCTTTCGACCAGAACTGGCGATCTGTGTCGCCATGATCGCGTCTTGTGTAGCGTTGCGAATGATGTTCTCGGCTTGAGATCTCCAATAGCGCTGAGCCTGGAAGCTCTTTTTGTAAGCGCTATAGTGCCAAGGGCTTATGCCAGCAACAGCCTTGGTTACTGCCTTAGAGATGGCATCCTTGCTCATCCCTGGTCGGAGTTCACCAGCTGCAGCAGCTCGATAGAGAGCATCCTCGATACTGTCCAGCTCTACGGCAGGAGTCCAAAGAACGCTTCCCTGCCCACTCACGTTTGAAGGAACTGTTCCATCAGTGAGAGGAGACAGGCTGTAGACAGTTGGGATCTGGAAACCTCGCTCAGCTGTCCAGAACGCAGACTGAATCTTACCCTTGAGTTTTGACTGAGCAGCCTGGACAGCTGTCTTGTAGTTTGTCCGTCCAGTTGTCTTGTCTTGAGGAGCCCTAACATCTTCAACGACAACACCATCCTTAATCGTGACGATGTGAAACACCCTATGATGGCTGCGCTGCAAGACCACAATCGTGTCACCCATCCTGCCATCATCATCCTGGGTGTAGTATGCGATCTGCCACGTGACGTCTCCTTTGCCAGGGTTGAACATACCCTCTTTGGTTTGAGGGCGATCTCCAGGGTGAACATGCGGAATCTTGACCTGTTCACCTTCGAAGTCTGGCTCAAGCGGCAAGCTCTGCCCTGCTCCAGGAGGGATTACAACGGTGCTGGAAGGGTCAGAACCGAGAGGGCTTCGTGAGTTGATCTCAGACATCCAGACCACGTAGTTCGGATCTGGTGCCAGGAACGAGTCAATGCCCCACTTGAATTCGTTCGACTTCGCATCATAGGACCACGTCGACTGCTTGGTCAGCCCGAAGTCAGACACGCTGTTTTGCAGTTCAGTCAAAGCAGCTTCAGCCTTCGACAAACGCTCCTGAATCCCCATGACGGCTGGAACGATGTTCTCCTTAAACCACGCAACGAATGAGTCTGAACTCGTAACGCCTTCAGCAGATTTCTTCTGGGCTTCTGTTGGTTTCTCGATCAGCGTCAGGAAAGACTTGGCGGCTTCTGGCCAGTTGATCTCCTCACCTTCTCTTACGAAGAAGTTTGGAACTGGTCTGATAGTCAGAAAGTCATTAGCCTCAAACTGTTCCGCAACCTCAACATCGCCAGCCCTTAGTCTCTGAGCAATTACCGCCCCTACTGTCCCACCGATACGTCTGGTGTATTCCTTAATGACTGCCTTTTGACCAGTGACAGGATCAGTGACTTCCCTTTCTACGAACTTCCTCACGTATGGCTGGACATCGAACTGGTATCCGTATGTCGCCAATGCGGCCCTGATGTTTGCAATGGCCCATGATGTTCCTCTGTATTCAGCACCAGCAGCCTCTCGCTTCTGCATGAACTCGGAGACTTTGCCACCAGATCGCTCATCTACCTCTTCCAAGAACGCCTTGCGATACTGCAACTCCAAGTCTACCAACCTTTTACGCAGGGTATCCATCGCCTCAGCCCTGCCTGGAATTTTTTCTGATACACGTTGACGTCGAGCCTCAAGGTCTTTGATCTGAGATCTGATAGCTTCGCGATCAATGGGCGCATCCTTGGGCATCCTCTTGATGTCCTCGATCTGGCGCTGGTATTCCTTGATCTCTGCCTGAAGGCTCTCAACGGTCTTGACCTGAGCCATCTTCTTTTTGCCAAGAGTCTCAGCTCTTGCCCTGAGATCAGCGATCTTAGCCAGGGTGGTTGGGCTTGCTGGACCGACTGGGACTGCATCAAGTGCTGCCTGAGCCTGAGCGATCAGGGAATCGTGCTGCTCCTGCAAACGCTGAGAATTGATTCTGGCGAGCCGTAACTTGTTTTGGGTCCTGGACACCAGGGTGGTCAGGATAGACCGCGCATTCTCAGCCGTAGGCGCAACAGCGGCGGCTTCTGCGAGCTGGCTCCTCAAACCGGCAACCCGCTTTTCGATTCTGGATACCTCTTGGAGTGCTTCAGCGTGCAGGGCTTGGACCTTTTTGAACTCCTTCAAGGTCTTCCCTTGCTTCGCCAGGACGCTCTTCTGCTTCTTGACGTGCTTAGCTGATCTGACCTTTGACTCTGCAGCCTGCTTCAGAAGGTTGAGCGTTGAGATGAAATGCTCAACAGCAGACTTGCTCATCTCCTTCAAGCTGAGAGGGTTAGACTGATCCTCGTTCTTCGGAAGGTCTTGAGTGGGAGTCGATGCAGCCGCCTCCTGGGACGGAGTGTCTGCCCTTGGAGGAGTCGTAAGCCTAGAAATCTCATCCTGTAAGAGTCTGTATATGCCAGGATGGTTCTTCTTGATCTTCCCAAGCGTAGCGGTGTCAGGGAACACAAGAGTCTCACCACGCGCCAGGGTAGGTGCGATGAAGGCAAGAGCCCTAAGCTCAAGCACGCGCTTGTCGTAATTAGCCCTGTCTCTGCCCTTGTAGATCTTTGCCTGGGCTGGGCTGAACTCGGCAGGCTTCAGTCCTTTGAACACCTGCTCGCGAGCGAGCTGCTCCTGGTCGTCTGGGAGGTTTGTGGCAAGAGTGGTGGGGATATCGGATGTCTGTGCAGTTACCTCAGTGACTGCCCGGTTCTTGGCTGCCTTAACCTCTGGCTGGTTTGACTGCCTCTTCGGCTCATTGATCAGACCCCTGAAGTTCGGCCTGTAATTCGGCAGCTTGCGCAGTGTGAACCCAGCGCTGCCTGTATCAGTGGCAGCACCAATGGCCTCAGCCATCGCGTTCTCAACCTGACCAAGCTGAGACAACTCGTTCAGCTCAGCGTCTGTCAGCGTCCTCTTCGAAGATTCATCAGCAAGCTGTTGGCCTCTTGCGCGAGCCTGATCGTATGCAGTCTTGAGGAGAAGGATATCATTCTCGGTAACGGTTGCATTGTGACCTACAGCGTAGGACAGACCTGTAGCATTTAGACCAATCGACCGAGCATGGTTGGCGCGTTGCTCGTTATCCATGCCAGCAAACTCTTCGACAGTAATCTGGGGATTGGTCTCAAGAGATCTGTAGGCAGTATTCTCAGAAGCAGGGATGCCTTGAGGAACGGTGACTTGATCAGCATGGTTAGCCAGTGCTCCAGGCTCAGCAGGAGCTGCAGGAGCTGCAGGAGTTATCTTCTTTCCAAATAACGGATGAAGCTCCCACGCTGGATTGTCATCGTATCCAATGTATTTTCCGTTGTCGTATATGATCGCATACACAGTCTGACCAGCGTCGTTCGTATCTTTGGTGACGCTGGTTATTGTGGTTGGATCAATAGGTTCAGCACTCCTGACTGCCAAGCTGTCGCTTGGAGATAGCCTCGTAGCCCAAGCTTGATCTCCAGGAGCAGTTGGTTCAGCTGGTGCGGCAGCTTCAGCCACTGGAACCTCTGTCCCAATCTTGGTGAGATCATGCCCACCGTATTTGGCTTTGAGCTGTTCCTTAGCTGCCCAAGCAGCTTCATGCTCAGGAGACCCAATCAAGGACATTCTCATGGCCTTGGTTAGTCTCTCGTTTTCAGCAAGATCTTCAGCTGTTGGCATCGCAGGAGCCGTTGCGGGTATCCTGCCTCCAACTGGTTCAACGCTCAGATTGAACTGGTCGTAGACCTTGAGCTGCTCTTCCTCAGTCAGATCTTCCCAGTTGATTGCCTCAAGAGGTAGTGGAGCAGCTGCACCTTGAGGACCAATGACCTTCAGCCTTTCTTCAGGCTTCATTGCTCCCCACAGCTGGCGAGCAGCCTCTTCATTGGACTGAACAGATTTGACTGTAGGCTTGGTCTGTCCCTGCTTCGGAGTAGACGCTGGAAGAATTGGGGAGCCTTCAGCTTCCTTTCGTGTCTTTGGCCTTTCTTGTGGACGTGGGAACTCCCTCTCATTGAGAGCTTTGATCTCAGGAGGGGACATGTTGACGATCTGACCAAGGATCTCAACGCCGCCGCCCATTGCCATACCAAGTCCAAACGCTGCTCCAACCTCCGATATTGCCTGTTCAACAGGCATGTCAGGATGGTAGGTGAGGTAGCCGGTGATCTTTTGGTAGATTTCATCAGCACCTTCCTCAAGACCTTCGAGTCCAGCCTGATTGAAAACCTGACGCAGAACTCCAATTACCTTGTCCTTCGGAAGCTTGAGGAATGCGCTGCGTTCAACACCAGTGCGTCCGAACAACGCAGTGATAGCTGCTGTTCCAATACCAGACACCCAGCCTGGATACTTGGCCATCTCGCTGGCTTCTTCTTCTGAGAATCCCTGAGCGATGTATTGATCGCGAGCATCGTCATAGACAGAGATGCCAGAGATCCCACCGCCGACACCAGCGCCAGCTCCGAGCCCAACCATGCTCGCTCCAGCCACACCTAACCCAGCACGCGCAGCAGCGGTAGCAGCTGTTCCTGGAACCACCAGCGTTGGAGAAGAAACAATGAACGACTCTCCGAACTGACCTGCTGTCCTTGCAACAGCACCCATATTCAGACCGTCGATAGCAGACCGAATCTCCTTTTGCTCTTGTCGATATTCATCTGCCTTGCGGTCTGCTACCGCAGCAGCCTCTGGCATTCCAAGCTTCCTGTTGGCCCAACCGCTGAAGATCGCGCCTATCTTGGCAAGCTGAAGGTCACCGCTTTTAAGGTGTAGGAGGTTGCCAAGAACAGACTCGCCAAAGTCTGCCGTCCTTTGACGCTGTTGGCGCAGCTCCTCCTTTAGCGCTGCCTCCTTTCTGTTGCGCTTGTATGCCTGATACTCAGGCGACCGCTCAATGTCCTCAAGGACATCAACGACAAATTGCTTTCTGTCGAATTGCTGCTCTTGAGGCGCGGCTGGCCTGCCTGGGGCAGGAGGCAACGGAGGTTCAGATACGGCTACATTTGGATCTTGGAGATCAGAGAAGGGATCGTATGACTCAGGCATTAGAAAACCTCCGCGTCAATCTGTTGCTTTAGCCACAGACCGGCGCGGCGTCTTGCCTCATCTAAAGACATACCTTGTCTCTGGAATTGAGCCATTCGCGAGTAGAACTCGTTAAGTGTCTCCTGATCGAGCCGGTCTGAGATGTTAGCAGGTAATAGTCCTTGGCTAGGCGTTTCCTGGCTAGGAGTTGTTGCTGTCTCAGTCGTCGGCTGGACTTGTTGAACTGCAGATGGGCGATACGCACCACGAGGATTTCGCCCTGTAGGCGTTCCAAGGATTGGCCCTATTGCTCTGCGTGAACCCCTGCCAGCAACTGGTCCTGTCGGAGGAGCTGACCGAGGCATAGTTGTTCCTCGCGCAGACCTTGGAAATTCAGCAGCAGGAAGAACATCAGGAGCCATTGCGCTTGGTTGACCAGTAGGAGGAGCATAACCCTGGTCCTCTGGAAGGATATCCGCACCAACAACAGGCTCTTGAGGGGCAACCATTATACCCTGTGCAGCTCCACCAGCTGGAGGAAGAACATCAGCCTGAGATCCCATGCCCCTTCTTTTACCGCTTCGAGGAAGATAGGTGTATCCACCTTCGCCAAGCTGAAGTCTGTTTGCATACTGTGGATACGCCTCGTAGATCTGAGCTTCCTTGGCTGCGATTGCAGCCTCAGCCATCGCTACGCGGTTCTGAGCATCCTCAATGTTAGCCTGTGACCCAGGACCCCAGCCGACTCCAGGGACTTTCCATCCCTGCTCAGCTTTCGCCAAATCTTCACGCGCTCTCTGCAGGGTTCTTTGCTCGTATCCAGTGAACTGGTTCAGTCTGTTGGCAATCTGAGGACCTTCCTCATCCATCGTCTCTTCAAGCCCACGAAGCCTATTTGCTTCTTCCTTTATGATTGCCTGACGGGTTGGATCTTTGAAGCTTGGGGCAATGTTTTCGAGCTGGTCAGCATCCAGCAAACCTTCTTGAGCAGCACGCTGAGCAGACTCGAACGTGTAGCGCTCCATGCGCTCCTTGTCTTCTCGCTCTTGCTGACCTTCCTGGATGTCAAGCTCTCGACCCTTGAGCTTTCCATACTGCTCCTGCTGCTTTTGGCTGAGGAGATTTCCAACTCCACGACTGGCACCAGCAATGCCTTCCTGAGTTGCTTTTGACTGTGCAATAGATCGCTGCAGATCAAGCTGAGCGAGTGTATTGACGTCGCCTGCGTAGATTGGCTTACCTGCGATTGCCATTGCGGATCTTCGTGTTCATCCAGTTACGGATGTAGCTCTTCAAATACTCATCGCCATGAATGACTCTGGCGATCTTCTCACCGAGCATTGCATACCAATAGAAGAACCCGTCGCAAGCCTGGGTGAGCATCCAATGACGGAACAGCAACCACCGTTCGTCACCGTAAACCTCACGAGCAACCCAGCAGAATGCACCAGCCACTGATGCTACGTTGCCAGCCATCTCAGTAAGCTGACCGAGTTGCTGCATTCCAACCTGTTCCATGTCGGACAGGCGCTCAAGCGCATCACGCTTACGATAGAGGCTGCGGAACTTATTGGCTTCATCCATCTGCCGAACCTGCTCAGCAAGCTGCAAAGGAGTAGCATACGCCTGGGCCATGATCTGCCCCTCGCGCAAAGGCATCGTCGAAAGCTTCTCCTGCATTGCCTGACGTTGTCCCATGCCAGCCAACTGCTGCTGCCACAAATTGCCAAAGTCAGCTCGCTCCTGTGCCGCCTGCTGCAACGCAACTCTGGTAGCCTGATCGTTCATCAGGCGAGCTTCCATGATGTCCTGCTGGGTGTTCCTTCCGCCGATACCAAGGCGAGCACGCTGCAAATCCTGCCCAGACCTTAGCCTGCCAAGAGTTTGCTCAAGAGCGCGGTTTTGAGCAGTCGCTTCACCCTGCCGTAGCTGAGCGAGCTTCTGCTCAAATCCGCCTCCGTATAGGGTATCAAGAAGAGCAGACTCCTGTCCCATTTGACGCTGAATCGTGGGCAGGTATTGAGACTGCCACTGAGATCGCCAGTCTTCTACGCCTGCAGCTGTTGCCTTTTGGGTAGCCCCAGCCTGACTGGTTCCCTCGTCGATAAGCTTTTGGATCTCCTTGTTCTTGACAACCGTAACCATTCCAAGGTTCGGTTTGTCAGAACCAAAAGCAGCGTTGAGCATTCCAAAGCTCATAGTCTCATCCTCCTACTTCATCTTCTTGCCGCCTTTTTTGCAGCCTTTCTTTGGCATGGGGACTCCTGGGTTGAGGTTGTGGTTTACCTAAAGCCCCGCATGTCAGTTTCCTGACCACTGCGAGACCAAGGGCGTCCAGGGATGGCATACTTGGCGTCGTTGCCTTTGGCCTTGCGGCTCGTGCCCTGTTCAGATCCACCGAACTTAGGACTGAAGTCGCGAGTCTTTGATGGATTCGTGCCGGTTCCCATCCCAATTCCTTTGGAGGTATATTTCATCATGGCTTCTACAGTTAGTTGCACGATGCTCCTTCACATGCCCTACTTGCAAGAACTACCTGCAAGCCAACAAGATCTGGAGCGTCGAATGATTCAATAGTGAAACTTGTCTAGTCTGGACAAACTTCTGTTGTTGTTTCTGGTTCAAACTCCCAAGCGTTCTTCACGCGTTCTGACCAGAGCTTCATATCCTCGTTGAACTTTCGCAGTTCAGGGAACCGCTCGCAGATCGAGTCAGGCAACATAGGAGGATCAGGCCAGAGATCAGTGCGCACGCGCTGTCTGACGCGACCAAGCCTAGTTACTTGAACATTGATCGGCATTACTTCTGAGTTTGTTCAACGTCCAGAGTCACCTGGGAGAAGCATACGCCTCCACCAGTTCCAGTCACCTTCAGCTTCCATGCAAGGTAGCGACTGCGCAGTAGAGTCTGGAAGTGCGTTGGGTTGTTCGCAAAAGTGTAATCCTCTTCGTGCTCTTCGGCTGTTTTCGAAGTGGGACACGCCAACGGAATGCCTTCAGTGACTGTCTCGCAGTCGTCATAAGACCTGATCTGCTTCCACGTGATGCAATTAGGTGACGGTGCGATTCCGATGTATCCATACAGGAGATTTGGCACAGTCTGCTCTTCAGCCAAGAACTGAACCCAAAGCTCACGTATCCGTTTTTCTTTCGAGTCTTTGAAGTCCCACTGTCCAGAACGTATGACAGTGTCGTATCCGTTGAGAACGTAGAGGGAGCCATCGAGTTCCTGTCGATAGTATGTCTTGTCTGCGTATTCTTTCAGCGCTTTGTCGTCGGCGTGAGCCATCACGAAACGACTCTCAGTGTTGCAGTCACTGCAGATCACATTGATCCAGAACTCTTCCATGCGCCTGCACAGTGAGTCAGTATCTGATTCAGCATCCCAATCATCAGCTGCATTCCATGTTGAAGCGACCGGGTTGTCGAAGGGATCACTGGTTGTTTGGTATGGCAGACCTTCCTTAACCATCTCATCAAGAGACTGAGTGCGTGTGCATACCTGCATGTCCTCCCACCACTCAAAGACAGACAGCTGCTTGCGCCCGTCATACCAGTGGAATGCTGTGAATCCTTGGTCGACCAAGTCTGCACCTTCCTCAGCGCGCGTTAGATTGAACACCAGCGACATATTTGGGCAGGTGTTGCTACCAGTCGGCCAAGAGAACCAGACTTCCTTGAACTCAGGGTTGTATCCTCCGATGAAATGATCGCACTGCTCTTCGTTCAGACCATCGAACGCGATCTCCTCAGTGCTCATTCCATCGAACACAGTATTTGACACAGCCCTAAACCAGTCTGGTTCAACAGGGCGCTTGTCGAAGCTGGTCATTTGCAGGACTCGGTTCTCTGACCAGAAGATGTGAGCCGCGCCAGTATTGACGAATGCATACTTGTATTTCAGCGATTCGTCTCCGCGATAGATCTCCTCGAACGCGAACGTGGGAGCCGCAGGATCGGTAGCGATCAATGCGAGCCGATAGATAGAACGATCTGTGTAGATGAAGCAGAAGTCGTTGAGCGGTTGGATCTGGAGAATGATCTCGTCATTACCAAGATCCTGAAACCCTGCGATGTTGTCGTCTGCAGGAACCCAAGTGTATGGGTCATTGTAGTCACTCCACAGTATGCGATTCCTGTAGCGCACGCCGTCTTGGACGACGTCTCCAATGAAGGAAAACCCTTTCCAGCTCCCAACACAGCCAGCAGACGAGATGTTCAGAGTGTCCATGTCTGCAATGACTTCAGCTCTCCACAATGCGCAAGTCGTAGGGCTGTCTATTGGGTTGAAAGTCATCGGAGTATTAACTCCGTTTGTCAGCACCATGACGTTTTGAACCACAGCGCTCATCCATCTTTCAGGCGAGCATGTGTCGCACGGTTGAGATCCCTCGTCAGTTCCAAGTCCGTCAGCAACGATCTTCCAGTTTCCAGTCGCGAAGTTCAGCGCATAGATACGACTCTTTGTTGCGGCTACCAAAACCCGATTTCCGTCGAACTGACCAATGCTGTTGAGCATTGTCACAGCTTCATTGCACCCATCTCTAACATAGGGATAGGTATCACAGTAGCTGTATAGATACGTCCTGGCTGGTGTTACTACAGGAACTGGTGTTCCGTATGAGTAACCAGGATACGATTCTCCACCAATCAGCTCTCTCCAGTAGATGTCTGCGTAGCTGTTTTGGCAGGTCGTTCCAGGGTAATACGGAGTTACTCCATCAACGCAAGGCGTGTATGGGTATCCTACAAACTCATTGTCAAACGCCCATCCTTCTGCCTCAGAATCGAAAAATGTGTATCCGTTGTTAATTAGGTCTGGCCAATACTGAGGCTGCGTTCCGTAGAACGTGTCGTCAAATGATGTTGGGTTTGTAACACCAGGAATCCAATATGGATACTGATAACCAACAGTCTCTTGAGTCGTGATAACTGCGCTCAGATTTGTGTAGTAGAACTGAAGCCCAAGAAGCTGATCGTGAAGATCCTCGTTGTTGTAGTTGTCATTTACTCCATCGAACAACCGCTTCCACCCGCCACGCCTGCACCGCTTTCCTCTGCTCCGCATGCTGCTGTTGAGTAAAAGAGTGTAGTTGGAGATGCCAACTTCATCAGGCATCGCCCGAGTATCAAAGAACCCGCCAAGGTTCCTGATCGTGACAGGTCTGAATGACATTATGTCTTGATGATCTTGTAGACTACAGCGTAAGGCGGCAGATTCAGGTCAGTCCCAGACGCGTTGTCTTCAGGGATTGGGATAGTGGTCTTCAATCCAGGTCGGTTTGGTCCAGACGAGTTATCATCAGCAAACTCTGTTCCCTCAGTTAGTGTGGTTGTTCCTCCCCAGCTTGAACCATCACCACGAACAAACCCAGCCTTCATGGTCTCAGGCATTATGTAGCTTTCCATAGTAAGCCACACGTTGTCGTTTCCAAGCTGAAAGCGACCATAACCATGACTATGATTTAACACCACAGCATCAGCACTCCCACCAAAGTCACCAATGTTCACACCAGTGAACAATCCAATGGTGAAACGCTTCTGAAGGTTAGGAACATTGAAGGTAGTTGTTCCATCTCCTGAGCCCCATATGGTCCCAATCGTAGCAAACAGGGATGCGTAGGTTGTCCTGCTGACAGCCTGACCATTACAGAGCAGCCAACCATCAGGAATAGCTATGCCGCCATAGTCAATGATCGCACCTGGAGGAGACAGAGTTGCGCCAATGTCGGCGATAAAGTCGTCGCTCAGATTTCCATTTGCATCAAGCATCCACGACAGGAAGTCGCAGATTAGATTTGGAATCTCGCGAAACACTGACTTCACAGACTGACACGCTGGATCAGACGCTCCAGGAATCAGTGAGCAAAGGTCGTTGGGTCTTACTGGTGAGGGCATGATTCGTTATGGGTTAGCTGCGTCAGTAGTCGGCAGCGGGTAAATCGACTGGAACATCTCCTGCAGGTTGCCGGTGTCGATGCCAGACGTTGCATCCATCTTGGCAGCCATCATTCGCTCCTCATTACACCAATACATCAGGTCTGCGAACTTTGTCCGCTCAGACATCTGCATAGCAGCAAGCAAGCCTCCAGCGTCATGGTCGTTCCTGAGCATGTGCTCGACTTGCATATACGAAGCAGCCCAGTCAATCAGGTCTTCGTCATCAGGGACAGCATCTGAAGATTCCCACTTCCTTCTGATTCCCTCCCAGTGGACGGCAACTATGTATCCGCATGGGAATCGAGGAGCCATGTAGATCTGGCCTGTCTGACCGCGAGCGAAGAACTTCTCTTCATACTTCCACTTGCAGTCATCTTCCTCAGTGTCAGAGTCGTAGTATGGATAGCAGACTTCAGCACCAGTCTGCCAATCCACAGTCGAAGGATCTCGCCATCTACAGTCATTTATGCGAGACCAATTAGTGATGTGCTGAGGCGTTACGGCTTTGTAGAAATACTTCCTGCAGAGCGCATCCTCATCTTCGCTGCCAACTGATGCTGTTGGGTCGTTAGGCTTGAACGCATAGACTGCATTGATCTTCCCACGCGGTCCCTGGAATGTGCTCACACCACAGTGATCATTGACCTGATCCTTGTAGTAAAAGCTAACCTGGATCTTGCGCATGCACGCGATGTATCGCTGCGCCTTGATCAATGCGTTTTTGACCCAGTTCGTGTGCGCAGTTACCAATGTTTCGCCCACTCCGTCAGGAAAACCAATTTTCCGAACCCGCGAGCAAAAGTCGGTGAACGTCGTGTAAGTGATTGCTGACTCTGGCTCAATCATTGAGTTTGCCTATTCGCGGTTTCACGAACGTGCGCTCAACCTTCAACCCCTCACTTCGCTGAGGCGTTGCGACGTTCGTAATAGGTGCATCGTTAGCCGTTCCAATAATGGTGCGCTCGTCAGTGACCACAGGCGCTGCAACCTGACCGAACCCGGCTCTTCTTCGTCCTCCTGGGCCGATTGACTCTCTCTGCCGCAGCTGCGGCAATGTCATGCTGCTCTTTTTTTTTAGCCAGTCCATGTATTCCGCTTCGGTTACCTCTGATACGCCACCCTGAGAGGAAGCTATGCATTGAAATAGTTGGTCGATGATGTAGCCATCATCAGTTTTGAGGTATCCGTAGTCGTCATCGTAGTGCTCGAAGGTAATCGGCCTGCCGATGGGCAAATACAGTGGACGTGAGGGGATTTCTTTTTTGAAGAACTTTGGCATAACGGACCTTCTATACGAAAAAGGGGCAGGGCGATCAAGCCCCGCCCCTTTCGTGCAGGCTACTGCCTGTAAGGCTTAGTCGATGTAGGTGTAGACATCGCCATAATCACCAGACTTCTCGTCGTGATCGGGGATCACATCTCGGAAGTTCTCAATGATCAGGTTGTCTGGCGGACACTCGACAACGCCAGTCCAGGTGACAGAGTTCAGGGAGACTTCCTGGGTAGGATTCTCCATGACGCACGCATACGCGCTGTCCACCTTGGCCAGATCCTCCAGTCTGCCGGTCGTGAAGACCTTTCGGTTGGAGGCGATGATGCCAGGATAGATTCCACCACCAAGGTCCAGAATCCACAGGAACCGAGCGGTGCTGGTCATGTCTTCGGCTTCACCGGCATCGCCAATGTCGTCGAAGAAGAAGTGCGTGATGATGTTGATCGTCACACCCTTGGGGAACAGCAGGTAGTAGCTGCTCCAGCGGAACCCGAGCACACCATGCTCGCCGTCCTGAACCTCGATATTGAACCGAGCGAGACCCTCATACTGGGCGTTGTAGTAGCGGATCATCGCACGGTGGAACAGATGGGCCGTGAACGAGTCCGTGTAGATGTCGATAGAATCGGCAACCTTACCCTGAGAGCTGCGAGATCGGTGGATCGCGTAGATCTTGTCGAGCAACTCAATGATGTTGAGCTGCTGATTCTGCAGATCGAGCACCTGACCGCACTGGTAGAGTTGCTCGTAAACACCAACGGCATTGGCGCGGAAGCCAACGCAGCGGGTTTCGTTCGGAAGATACAGCGGAGAACCACCGTAGGTGTAGATCTTCTCCAGGTTCTTCCAGAGAGACAACGTCTGGTTGGCCGAGATCGGCTTGTTCCAGAAGAAGCTGTTCAGCCACTCGCGCTGGAACAGCATGGCATACTGCCGGTTACGCTCAGCGATGTTCACATCACCGAACTGACGGAAGTATTCGTTGGTCGTCAGGAGCTTGTTGAACCACTCCTCGTAGAGCGAGTCCGTGCACATCGTCCATCGGCTGGTCTGGAACCAGAACGGCACATAGCGGTTCGGGTTGAGCGCAGGCCGGTTATGGCAGTAGCGCTCCCAGTCGGAGACGTTGTTGGTGCCGAGCACCAGGAAGCCAGTCGTTGGGAACGTCAGCTTCGCAGCGCTCATGTAGGAACCAGCGTTCTCAGACGTGAGCGTGAGAAGAATCGTAGCCTGACCGGCGTAGGTGGAATCCTCCGAAGAGACGATACGCCAAGCGGTGCGGGTAGCAGATCCGCCAGCGGTGCGAGAGAAGATGAACACTCTGCCTTCAGGCACGAACCACGCGGTATCCAGCTCGATGCCGTAGCGGTTGACTACGTGCACCTGATAGGAAGCCGCGTCTCCAGAGCCAGAGACGACTGCCCAATACTCGTCGTTGATGATGGACTTCTGCTGTCCAAGGATGAACGGCTCAACAAGCGACTCGCTTCCGCGAATCCGTTTCTTGTTGATGAAGCCGCTGAAGTTGCGAGAGCTGGCCATCAAGAAGTCGAACAGACCATTGATGCGAGTTCCGCAAGCCTTCATCTCGAACTGCACAGCCAACAGCGACGACATGTCTCGGAAGTCCGTGCCATCGGTGAAAATGCTTTCGAGATCGGACGGAGTCGCCCCGATCACATTACACCGGGTCACGGTTCCGCAACTGTCGTAGCTCGTGCCTATCGCTGGTGCGCAGCGATTGACCGTGCTGAAGATGTTGGAACCAATGTTACTAGGCATGTGTTAATAGCGCGACAACCGGCATTGGATCTGATGTCTTATTCGCTGCTACCACTTTGCCTCCCAAACAACTTTTGCACCAGCAGTGTCGAAAAAGTCTTGTTGGAAGCAGCGCGATTATTCGGAACGGTAGTGACTTTTGATCCGTTCGTTGAGCTTGGGGATGAAACCTCCTCTTCGCCACGGCGCTCAGAAAACGCGCTTCTTGTCGCACGTTGCCCATCCTCGTCGATTCCATCAGGGTTCTGACGAACGCGTTTCTTCTGTGTCGAAAGTGACTCCTTGTCGAACCTCCAACCACGTGCCTTGGCGATCTTCTCAAGCCTCACAAGCTCCTCATCTTTCTCAATGTTTGCCTTCTCAGATATGTCCCTAGGCAGAATCCAGAGCATTTCCTCACGCCCGATGATCCAGTGTTTATCCTGCTCTTCTGGAGTCATCTTGCGGAATTCAGCCCTTGTTGCGAACTGCTTGCCGTCCTTGTTCAGTGTGGATTCTGGGTCCTGATCAGCCAGGGCTTTCTCCCAATTCTGGGCCAATGTTGCCAGATATCGGTCGACTGGGTCATTCATGCTGGCTTTCCACAGACCACCACCGTCATACAGCCTGATCAGCTTTTCAGCTGCCTGCTCCATGACTTCGGCCCACCTTGAAGCTATCCCACCAAGCACAGGGTCTTCCTCGGCTGCAGCCTTCCTGCCTGCTGCTGTCGTCAGATCCCATTCTGCTTCAGGGACAAAAGCCTCAGTGAATGCACTGATTTCAGCCTTGGCTGTCTCAGTCATTCGCTCTCTGAGGGTTCCCTCAGTAGCACGTCTTTCTGTTTCGGTAAGTTTTTCTTGGAGCTTTTCCATCCTCTTACTCGCCACAGCATCGGCCCGAAGCTCAATGCGAGCGTCGACGAAGTCTTCTTCATCAAACTGAGGCTGGTTTTCTTCGATCCAGTTTGCATGCTCTTCGTCCTCCCAGTTGACGGTTTCTCCGTGCTCCTTCTTGTAGTCGTCGGCGTATTGCTTCTTGGCCTTTTGGAAGTCAATAAACTGCTGAGGCAACTCCTTGTAGGACTCGTTCAGTTCCGACATCTTGGAGATGATCTCGAAGTTCTTCTTGTCTTTGGGAGACAATGACTTCAGAACTGAATCAACTTCAGAGCCATGCACAGAACCTTCTCCATCCCCAGAAGCAGCTGTGGAAGTCCCAGACCCAGGACGAGTCGCTTCAATGGTCGCCTTTACAACACTGGCAATATCTTCACTGGTAAGCCTTGGACTGGACTTCAGCGTTTTGGTGACGCGCACCCCTTTCTTGCCAGAGGAATCATCCGTCCCATCCTGACCCTGCTTTTCTTTCCCTGTCTTACCGCCCTTGTCGCCTGCTGCACCATCATCAGTCTTTTGGCGATTACCCTCATTGCCATCTTCTCCATCCCCACCCTCTCCTTCTTGCTGCTGACCCTTCTCATTCACTCGGCCAGAGAAGCGCTCTCCGAAAAGCTTTTTGCCAAGGAATGAAGCTGCTCCTCTAACGTCCTCAACTCCATCATCGTCCTCAACAACCCCGTTCTTCTGGGTGATTTGCCTCTCTTTCTTCTTACCGCCTTCCTCTTCTCCTATAGCCATAGGATTGAGGCTTTTAACCTTCCACTGGTTGTTATCCCCTCCTCCTTCTCCTGATCCATCTCCGTCACCTGACGAAGACGAACCGGCGCGTCTTTGCGCTTCTCGCGCTGATTCCAATAATGTGGGTGCTCCGAGAGTATCTCGGATTTCTTCACTAGCTGGTCTGTCGCTCATGGTTCAATAGAGAGTGTGCAGAGCTGTTTCTTATCGTCTGCATACTCTCTTAGAACCTCAAGTGCAACAGCAAGTCGAGATGCTTTTTTGAATCCTGCCATAGCTTCACGGTCAAATTCCTCTTTGTAGAGGAACTCGACCTTGTTTACTTGGGCATTCCAAGTGAGCCAATCACACTCTGCCTGGATGCACCGCAGGAGCAGGTCGAACTTACTGTCTGTGAAGAGCTTGCGAACCTCGTTACGCTGTGGGCTGCTGATTTCTATTAGGTTCACGTCCATCAGCCATACCTGCTATCTGAATCAGCTCATTGAGTCGAGTGGCAATTTCTTCGATGCTGGTAGACATCGGCTCGATAGCCTGCTGAGTGGCAGCGATTTGCTGAGCGTTGCCCTGGACGGCTTCAGCCACAGGCTGCATTGCCTGCCCAACCGTTTCCTGGGCAATCTGCATAGACTGCTCTCCAGCCTTATTGAGGATCTGCTCAGACAACTGAGCGAGAATCTGCTGCATCTGCTCCTGCTGGTTCGGCTGCCCACCTTCGATCTCAGCGATCTTCTCGCGGTTCTTGACCACGAGCTTGAAGTCGCGAGGCAGGCCAGCAATACGGGCGATCTCGTTGACAACCTTGATGAACTGATCAGCGCCGATTGCCAAGCTGGCAACCTGATTGGACATGGCGAATTGCAGCACATTGGTCATCGCGGCTGCGATCTGGACGTCGTTGATTCGATCCTGACCGTCTCTGCGGCTTGAGAAGCCCTCAAGTGCCAACGAAGAAAGCGGACCCTTGACCAGTGTGTTGCTTAGACCTGGGACTCCAGGTTCGTCCACGGTGAACCCAAGCTTCTTGAGCATTGCATCGTTGACTGGAGGGTCTGACGGCATCTGAGCCCAGACTTCCTTGTGACCATACCCCATCAATGCCTTGTAAAGCTGGCGCTTCCAGGCGTCGATTGCGTCATCAACGAAGCTGCCGGTCAGCTGGACACGGTTGCTGACAGCCGTCCCAATCAGCCGAACTTCCTCCGCTGTCTGCTCATGGCTTGCAACTGCGCCTACCTCCTGAGCTGAGAATACCAGCACGCGCTCCAGAGCATCGAGCAGCAGCCTGATCGCGCTCGTCAGCTCTACCGTATTGAGCACAGGGAAGTTTACCGGGTAGAACGCCTGACGAATGTCATCCTGCTTGAGCATCACCTGACGCTGCGAATACGGAATGAAGTTCAGCGAGCGATAGAAGTTCTCGCCCATGTTCTCAAGCTTGTCGAGATACTGCTGATTGACGAGATCCGTGTTGACGAACACAGCCTTAGCAAGGTTGCTTTTGGCTGCCAGGATCGTCTGCGTGAGCAGATTGGACATGTGATCCTGGAACGGAAGGATCTCAAGCGTGAGGCTGGCATTCCTATTGCGCTCTTCATGGTAGTCATACCCCATGTAAACAGGAGGAGTGTAGCAGATTGGAGCGACGTAGAGAAAGTCGTCGTCGTTGGCCATGACGAACCTGAACCACATGCGCTCGTCGTAGTCAGCAAGCCCGAATTCCTTCGGTGAGAACTTCATGAAGATGTCAGTCAGCACAACAGCCTTGTCTTCATGACTGGTGGTGTAGTAAGCCACACCGCTTTCCCTGTCCATCATGCCTGCACCAGTCGTAGCAAGTGCATTGTCAGTTGGGAATTCCATCTGGCACGGGTAGACAGTGTTGAAGAATATCCGATTGTTTCGGATCAGGTCATGTCTGTAGATCGAGACACGCTCAGTATTCCAATACTTGCCAGAATAGAGGACATCACGGTATCGAGCTACGCGCCAGTAACCGGCGTATTCACAGCCTGAATCGCTGTTGATCGTGCCAATCCTGTGAGCTTGATCGTAAAACACCCGGCTTGGATGTGGGATGTTGTATCGAAGCCCCTCCTTGAACAGCTTTTTCTGAACCAGCCCGTCACCGTCGATGTAAAGCTCGTTCTCCATATACCAGTCCTCGATTGGGAACATGATGGAGATACCGTAGTGAAGAGCGTTGAAGATCCACTGCCTGAGAGTCGAGCGGTATCCGAACTGATGCGACATGTATTCGACTCGATCCGTCAAGATCTCGCACCGAATGCGGTTCAGTTCGGTGTATTTGATCGGCTCGAAACTCAGCAGCGGGTGCAGGTCGCGGTCGTTGTAGAGCTTACTCCAGCGTATGTTCAGATAGGATCTGGTCAATGGAAGCACCACCTTGAACATCACAGGGATATCCAGCTCCTTACGCTCCTTGTCCTCAGTCTTGATGGTTCTGATGAACTTGGTCAAACCCCACTGCTCAGCCTTTCTCAGCACTTCCTCGCTTGAATAGTCCTGAGTCGTAAGCGTCTCAAGGAACGACGCCATGACGGTTGGAGTGACCTGCCTGAAAGGTGCATCGTAGGCAACGTCCATTGCCCACCAGTATTTGAAGTCAGACAGATTGAAGTCTCGCCCCTCTTGAATACGATCCCTGACAAGATTGCGCAGCTTGCGAATTCCGTCAGGCCAAGTCTTTTGGGAGAACTTCGGCTTCAGGTCTTTCGGCGTGAGCTTCAGCTTCTCGATGAGATCTTTTGTCATAGTAATTGGGGCTCCTTAATTCTCTGCCTGACCTGTTCGCGTGCGATCTTAAACCTGTCCTCTGCTGTTATGCGCCTCTCGATCTTGACGATGACTTTGGGTTTGAATGCTATGTTACCAACTGCTAGTTCAACCAGCGCAATGTCTTCTATGTCAAGCAGCGTAATGACCTTTCCCTGCTTTTTTGTCAGCAGGCGCAGGTTCTTGGCGCTGATGTCTACGTCAAAAGTTCCGTCTCCGTTATTGGTGAGGCTGATTTGGGCGCTGCGTCGGCTTGTTTTTCTTCGTTGGGGCAACAGGTCCTGTGTCGAAACCTCCTTCTTTAAGCTGGGTTTCTGGCATAAGATCCGAGCGTTGGGTGCTTTTCGACTCATTCTCCATCTCCTCGATTTCGATGTCAGTGACGTCCAGCACAACAACCGGGTCTGCGGTCGGGCCAGGAATGGCCGTGACCATGATACTGATCGGCTCGCCTTCGGTGAGCATTCCGAGAATGTCAGCTACGGCAGGATCAGTCTTGTCGAGAGCAAGTTGAGTAGGCATAAGTCATCAGTGTTATGATCTGCCACAGAAGTCTACAGCACCATGCCTATTGACGCACAGGGATATTGGTATCCAGAACTCTCGCCCAAACAGCTGGAGATCTACAACAGCCCTGGACGATGCATTCTTGCATCTGGCCCTAAGATGTCTGGGAAGACATGGGGCAATCTTCATAGGCTGATTCGGCATGCGGTTGAGACGCCACGAGCCAGAATTGGCATGTTTGCCAAAACCGTCAAGAACGCAAAGGCGGGTGGAGTGTGGAATGATGTCATCGAACTTGTTCTGCCAGAATGGCTAGACGCCAGGACAACCAAGATAACAACAAGGAAAAGCGATGGGACTTTAGGTCCGAAGCAGGACGCTCAGACGCGCATGATGTATATCCGTCTGGCTAACCAGTATGGAGGGGAATCCGAGATCCAGCTCCACTCAATCGACAATGAAAACGAAGTCGAATCAATCGCCAAGGGAACCCGGTTCAGCATGTTCTACTTCGCTGAGCTATCGAACTTTAGGAGCAGACTGGTCTTTGACATCACGTCGGATCAGTTACGGATGCCTGGGTTGGACTTTTGGGGTCACCTATGGCTGTCCGACACTAATCCTGCGGACGACGGACCCGATTCCTGGATCTACAAGCTGTGGTATGAGGATCGCGTAGACCAAGACTCAAAGACTCCAGCGCTGCAAAGGCAGCTCGCCCTGATCGAAGTCATGATCCATGACAACCCGTATCTGAGCGATGAGGAACGAGAGGCTTTGATTCAGAGATTTGCCCACGACAAGGATCTATACGCACGCTACATCGAAGGAAGGTGGACGCGAGCGTCAAAGGGTGCGCTATTCGGGGAGCAGTTCAGGGAAGAAGTCCATGTCGTCGGTGACTGTTCGCTCGTCAACAAGGACGACTGGGAAGTTCTCCTTCCAACTGAGAACTGCAACCAACTGTTTAGCGGGTGGGACTTGGGTGACAAGTATCACAGCACGCACATAGCTGAGGTTATTGATCCTGGAGATGGAAACGGAAAGATCTACTGGATTCTCGACGAAGTGAACCATCTGACAGATGACAATATGGGCCTGTCAGAGTTTGTCGATGAGTTTATGGAGCACTTCGATCTGTGGAACAGGCAGTGCAAGAAGATGCCAGTATGGAGGCATTGGTCTGACTCAGCTGCGCTGACGAACTACAGGGCTGGCGCTGAGGGATACGACGCCAATCTGGTCTACAAATACTCAGAGACCAACGTGATCCTTCAGGCAGCTCCAAAGTTCCCAGGCTCGATCCAGAAGCGAATCAACTTGCTCAGGGTGCTGCTGCATGAGGATAGGATCATGATCAGCGCGAAGTGCAAGATGACGATAGAGATGGTCAAGGCGTTGCGTGCAGGTTCAACGCTGAGTAAGCCGATAGCACCATCGAAGTTCAGGCACGTATTCGACTCCTTGACCTACCTCCTATCTGGCGAAGAGCCTGCGATGCTACTGCAGGACGTGTGGAATGCACGGGTGGGAAAAACAGAAGGGAGGATCGTGAAATCCTCCCTCCTGCCTGTGTGACGCGCTCCCAACATCAGACTCTGATGTTGCACTGTTCTCACGCCAATGCTCGCGAAAACAGCCTCAACATGAGAGAGCGCAGATTACCAACCGTTCAGACTCCAGTAAAACATGGATGCTGATGCAAGATTCAATGCACCGCTGTGATTGTGTTTCACCTGCCATTTATGTCGAACATCGGCAGGAAACGTGTCTCGCTTGTCATTTTCTGGTGCATTTGTTCCATCCGACACCATAGACCACCCACCATATTCGATGGTTCCACTTGAACTCACTGCTCTGGTCTCTAAGACAACGTCAGGAGCGCCAGGATTTGCCCAAGTGAACGTGCCGTAGATCCTGAACATACTTGTTCCAGGAATTCCAAGGTTTGCTGTCGGATCAAGGAGTCCAGTTGCTGCGTCCCATTCAGGATTCAGAACAGATGTTGCAGCAACCCCAGTTGGTCCGCTTTTGGCAGTGTTCCACGCGACATCAGTCCATGTATCTGCTGGTATGGACTGTGCAACACTTTTGCCAAGGACAAACTGATAGCCAATGCTCTGACCTGAAGAGTTTTGCTGGGCAATTACGCCCTGCTGAATCCAGTCATCTCCATGAGGCCAAAGCTGGATATATCCGTAAGGCGTGAAGAACCGCATGTAGTCATAGCTGCCATTGATGTCTTTGCGGTCATACCTCTTGACGTCAATCCACCAGTTCTGCTGCACAGATCCATCCACGTTACGGATGATAATTGGACACCCCTGGATCGGCTTTGGCAGATACAAGACTGGGGTAGCAACTGACGGATCATAGTCCTGTCCGTTGCTCAGCGTAAGAAGCTGATAGTGTTGTGATCGCAGTCCAAACGTCATCTTGCTGGCGTTGAACTCGATGTTCAGTTCTGGGTATTGGATAGGCATTGGTCGTCTCCTTATTCTTCTAAGCCATTCTCTTACAGTCATGTCGTTTTTTGGGTTTTTCTTCTGACTATTTCGGTGATGTCTGGCTGCATTCCAAGAGCCTGTTGCTCCCTCACCATTGCATCTTTGAAAATCCCATCGACTTTAGCTCCACCATTTTCGTAAGCACGAACAGCTCTTCGTCCAGCATCAACAGCAATAACTGTCGCTTCTGCAATTTTCTTGTTTCTAACAGCTCGATACAACCCAAGCAAGGTTGTTCCGATTGCAGAGATCAGCCCTCCGTAGACTGGAATCATGTCTGTAGCTTTCACCACAGCCTCTGCATTTGGGTTCGTCACGTAGTTGGTGTAGTAGTTGGTCGACACCATGACGAACACATTGGTGAACAGCAGGCCATTGGGAAGAAGCTGGGTTACAAGATTTGTTTGGACGGTGATCTCTTCCTTAACCTGCTGCTCAAGCAATGCATTGTCCAACTGGGTGCAGCTCACACCCAGAAGGACAATGCTGGCTGTTGCTATGGTCAGCCAAAGTTTCATCAGTTGAGCATCAACAAGCCACGAAAGATGGCGTTTCTACAGGTGTTGAGCGCAATACTAGCCGCCTGTGACTCGCCAATTCCAACACGCATATACGAATTGGCGATGATGTCCCACTTGCCAAGAACAATATCCGTAATCCGAGTAATCAACACCTTCGAGTCTTCAGGTGACATTCCAGCGATTGCCACAGTAGACAGCCTCTGTTTGATCAGCTCTCGGTTCACTGTCTCTCCCTCGACAACAAGCGTGTTCAGAACGCTATGCGCAATTCGATACGCAGATGCCGTGTTCTCATCTGCCTTAGCGGTCCAGTAGACCACTTCGGTCAAGCCATCTTCCAAGCTGCTTACGAGCAGATCCGTCTTCACAGGATCGAATACTCGCTCCCCTGTAACCGGGTCAGTGGTGGTGCAGCCGGTGAATAACGCCAGCGTAGCCGCCAGCCCGATCATTGTTAGGTATTTCTTCATTCAGTTGTTGTGTGTTGGTGTTTGCTTGCTGCAGCTCCAACGCTGCCGCTGACATAGTTCTGAAGCATCAGCCTGTTAAACTCATCAATGATCTTTGCATTCTCTGCAATCTTCGACTCCATTGATCCATGTTCACGAAGCATCGCATGATAGGCATCTTCCAGAATCTTTATCCTTGAGTCTTGAGTATCATGGACAACTTGGTTCAGCTCTTTGTTCGAGACGATATCATGCTGGACAGGAAGCACCGCGCTTTTGAGAGCGAAACCTGCCAAGGAGACAATGAGTGCCGCAGCTGCAATGAGGATTGATGAGATGACTCCGAATTGTGGTCGCTGCGCTCTGATCGAATTCGTGAGATTCTCAATCTGAGTTTGGATGTTTCGGAAGCCGCTTTCCGTGCTGCTTGCGAGCCCTTCAACACCGCTCTGTAAGCTTGCGATTGCGACGGAGTGCTCATGAAGTTGGGCAAAGATCTCTCGTTTGTCGTCATTTGAGGCGGCAACGCTATGTTGTTCGGGTGCCATTTTTTGTTCAAGGCGCAATCTCGAAGGCCATGAGATCTAGAACTCTCATGTATGGACTCGATAGATTCCAGTAAAGATGTAGATGATTCAATACACCATCAGTTCCTTCATCTACGGCAACGGTAACCTGTGGCTCATTGTTGTAGTCAGCCCATGTTGCGAATGAGTCTGTGTTTGATGATGCAACACCCCTGATATTGTTCTGAGCTAAGATTCTGGCATCATACGATGTTCCGTTTTCGCAAACACTCGTGTTCCAACAACCAGATATACCCCAGTTTGGAGATGCTCTTGTGAATTCAACAGTCACAAAAGACTGATTCCAAGATGTAGGAGCTGCAAGGTTACCGTTGAGCCTTGTATAATGAAGAAAGCTAGAGGCTACAGTCGGTGTTCCAGATACAAACTTACATGGATATGCAAATGCAGAGGTAGCGTATGTGACCCTCGTCCCAGATACAGTTCGCGAAGACATAGCCATCCACGCGCCAGTAACGTCAAAGTTGCCCCACCCTATGCAGTGTCCTGGAGTTGCGTCACCCATGCCAGCAGCATTTCCGTTGGACAATCCAAGGAAAAACCTTCCTGTTGAAGCTGCAGCACCAGGATCATTCCACATCGAAATACGAGCAGCTACCCTGAGTCTGTCCCACGTGTTTGTATTCAGCGGAACGAAGATCTGACCAGCGCTTAACTCGACCAACCTTTCGGTGATCGAGTTGATCGTTATATCATTTACGTTTGCTGACATATCACGCCATCCTTACTGCCATTAGTTGGTCAACATACATCGACGGAAATTCAGCATCGTAGACCAAGTTCAAGTGATCGAGCGTTCCGTCTCCAGCCTCATCTACAGCAAGCGTCCTGGTAGTCCAGCTTGTTGGAGCGTGAGCTGCCCATATTGCCCCTGTGTCTGGTGCAAGCATCTGCTCTTTGAACACGTCAGCAGTGTTCACAGCATACTGAGCTGGAGACGTGTTTAGAGCATAAGACCCTGCCCTGATGTTCCAGTTTGGAGATCCTCTTTCCATTTCAATGACGAAGAAACACCTGAAGTAGTTGGCATATGGAGTCCCAGTTCGACCATCCTGGGTTCCAACAAGACCGATTGTTGCGGTCAGAGTTCCAGAAGCCAGAACTGCCGCATTGTATGGATCGCCCTTGAACACCATCGCGCCGGTTGACTCTCCGTTCATATACAGGTCGAACGTGTTTGCGGTCCCAACGATCCTCTGCATCCTGAAATCTTCGTATCCTCCATGAGACTGCGCCAGCGTGCCTGCTCCGACGGCATGGGTTACAGTCGCATCGCCCATGCAGTTGGTGTTTCCAGAGCACAGGCCAAGAAAAAATCGAAGTCCCATGAGAGGGTATCTCTCAGTGTCGTTCTGCATGTGGAATGCAACACCGATTCTGATGATGTTCCAATCGTCGGTTGACAGCTTCCTGATCAGCTGGAAGTTGCGAACGTGGGCGTGCTTTCTGGTCACAGCACCAACTGTGACGCTTCTTATTTTGCCTTCTTGGTAATCCATGACCTATGAGATTTGAGCAACTACAAGAGCATCAATGTAAAGGGCAGGCTTTTCGCATGACCACATGATATTTACATGATCAAGTGTTCCATCTGCTCCTTCATCAACAGCGAGAGTCCGTGTTGTCGCTATACGTGTATGCCCTGTGAAGCTTGGAGCAGCGGCTGTCATCTGAACAATAAATTGGTCTCTTGTTACTAGAGCTGACGGCCCAGCTGATATTTGTGGATATCCATATTCAGTAAACGTAAAGTTCGGAGAGCCCTTTTGGATGTTAACCCACAAGCAGCATCTGATGTAGTTTGCGAATGACGAATCGTTGATATCACCGAAAAGGTAGATTCCACCAAGAGTTCCAGTGACAGCAACTGGCGATAAATTGCTCCCAATGAACTTCGCTCCGTAAGCGAATATACCAGACGTATAGACGTAGTAACATCCAGTTGATGCACCTGCTGAATTTGCTCTTGACCACCTATTTGTTGCCCACCGTGTAGGTGTTAACGCAGGATCTATGGCACCCCATCCGACTGCATGTCCTACAGTCGTATCTCCAATGGCGTTCGTGTTACCAGAACACACACCAAGCCATATCCTTGTGCCGTATGGAGGAGCAATTCCTATATCTCCAACAAGACTTCCGCAGATTCCTATTCTGATCTCATTCCATGAGCTTCCGATGCTGCGTAAGATTTGAGAACCAGATATAGCACCATGAAGTCTAGTCTCAACACCCTTAGTCAGTAGTTTGATTTTAGCACCTTTTGCCATTGTTACCTCGCAATGAAAGCACCACTCCAGTCTCCGCTGGTCTGACCATTGATGTCAGAGCTTGTGGTTGCATCTGAGAAATCTGTCCATCCGTTTGATCGCGGAACTCGAACTCTTCTCGCGATGAAAGCTCCACCCCAAGCTTCTCCACCAGAAAGGCCATTCACATTGACATCTGCTGTGTAGGACTCGAAGTCATCAAATCCAAGCACATCTGGCCTGATTGTCCTTGCTCCCCATGCAGTGAGCCACTGCATTGTCGGATCGTCCAAGGACCAGCCAAGTCGCTTCCCATTGATTGGATCTTCGTCAGCATACTGCTCCCACTCATCAATGACACCTGGACCCAACACACCTGGATCATCTGGAGGACCAAGAACTGGAGGCGGCTCGTAAGGCGGCTCAGGAGTCACCCCAGGATCGTTGTCGTTATCACCAGGGTCGCCAGCTGAGGCATCTTCAGCAACCAACAGCGGCACCCATCTGCGTCTGTGCCGTAATCTGCTCATAACTATCCACCCCAGTAGCTTACAGTGACATCTGCTGATCCTGCTCTTTGGATGAAGATCTTACTGACGTCGTCGTCTGGGAAAAATCTGGATGTGTTGGCTGACAACAGAAACCCAGCTGTTTCGCTTGGTGCCAAGACAATGACGTTCTCAGTGGAGTCCTCATTCTTCACCCATACTCCATTGGCGCAGTATTTCTTGGACGTTGAAAGCGGAGCAGCTGCAGCACCTGCCGTCGCTTGGCCAGACCAGCGGCGGGTGATCTGCGGGTGTGTGACGTTAGGCGTGTAAAAACTCATACACGAAGTCTACTCTTCGTCATCTCTTCCGCCTACCTTGTTGTTGACTTGGACTGCGACTATTGGAGTTCCTCTTGGCGGCAGCTGCAATCTTGGTTGATCTTGAGGCTCTTGGATCTTGCCTGTGTGCACGAATTTGAGAAGCTCCTTGAGCGTTGAATCGCTGGAATCCAGGAGTTTATTGATCTGCTCAGCCAGTTTGGCGATCATCTCAGGGTCCTTCGTCATCCTCATTGCGCGGCGACATATTCGCATCACGTCATATCGCTGCTTGTTGTTGAATGCGAACTTCCCAGCGGCAACTTTGATTGCACCAAGCTCCTGTAAATACTGCCCTACAACCGCATAGTTTCCCCATTTCCCAACCTCAAGCTGACCAAGGCCGCATTCCTGAGCGGCTACAAGCGCTTCGTCCTTTGTGAGTTTTGCTGGTGCCTGACCGGCTAGGACAGGGAGGTTTATCTCCTCCATCTTTGGCGGCTCGCTCGGTGGGCTGAGGATGTCATCGTCTTTCGGCGGCTCCGAGAAACTCTTCGCTGTCTCCATTAAGTTCTTCCTTCCATGCGTTATACAGTGTGATGTTTTCTTCCCACAACCAGCAGTTCTTCCACTTGTAGCGTGCCGCGAATGGCATGAAACACCAACAACCAAAAGTATCTCCAGTGTTACCGATCATCCTCCCTGGCGATCCGCAGCTCAGCAGATTGCTGTCGAGCATCGGACACGTCTGGCATGTCTCTAACCGTTTCCGCAACAAGCGATTTGATGCTTGGTTTTTTCCAGTCCACGGTGCCAGTGAGGACAAGATCAGAATGGGCGCTCTCCAAGCGTTTTTGGTTGCTCTGACCACCCCATGTGCATGGTAGTAAGACCTTACCGTCACGATTAGCCACTTTAGAAAAAGAGGCAAAAGGCCGCATCGACCTTTCCACGTAGTAGCGGAAAAGAGTGAGGATGACTTTTCTGGATTTGGCGATTTCATAGGCAATGCTGTCGCTGTATTTCGCACCGCTTAACTGCCCAATCTTCGTGTTTTCTGCCTGTTTTGACGTCTCAGTGAACAGTTTGTTCGGGTGGATCTCAAGCTTCCACTCGCATGTATTCCGCTCTTTGTCGATTGACAGAAGTTCTTTGGACAGAAACGCAGACATCAACCCAACTTCCTCTGCGTATGACTCAATCTCTCCCTCCTTACGACTGAATATGTTGGCTGCCTTTGGGAAAAACCGCAGCAAAGCAGCCTTCCAGTTCTCTCGGTATGGCAATGGGACGATTGTCGCAAATCCTATGTTCACTGGCTTTCGTTTGACGATCAACCATTCGAGAATCACTTGGTTAAGTGCGTTGAGGATCACCTTCATCGTCGGTTTAGACGTCAGAGCTGTCCTCTCGACCAGCGCATCAATGAATTCCTCCTGGATTCCAGGTGTGATTTCGACGGTTTCACCAGAGATAGTGACCCTTGTTGGGGCTTTGTCGTCCTCACTTTGGTTATCGCGATAATAGAACTCAGGAGTGACACCCTCTGCTTTTTCGAGCATGTCCGAGATCTTGGTCGGGTCAGGGCATCTCCAGTATTTACCTACCTGCACATCACAGATAGCCTTCATAGCCTCAATGAACCACCTGTATGCAAACTCCCTGAACTCCATTGCAGGCCAGATGAACCAGAAGAACTCGTCTCCGTTTCCGTCGATGGAAACTTTCATGACATAGACAGGCAACACCATGCTACGCGACTGCAGCAGCCATAGAGTCTTGTCACTCACCTGAACGTATTTCGTTTCGGGTGTCACGGATTCACTCTTGACGCATAGACCATGATTGACAACGCAAAATATCGGAGGGATAACGCGTTCATGCATGACGATTTTGAGCTGACAAAGTTCGATTTTGATCGAGCCAAGGCGTTTGTGAGCGGTTTAAGGAGGCAAGGAACTGGTATTGGACTCACCAATGGGTGCTTTGAACTGTTCCATTATGGGCATTCAGAGTTCCTGAAAGGCTGCAAACGGGCTTTACCCTGGAGGATGGTGCTCATTGTCGCAGTCAACGGAGACCAGTCATTTCGAATGCTGAAACATCGCACACCTGTTGTGCATGAAGAGTTTAGGAGATCCATTGTAGCATCGCACATGTCGGTTGGGTTTGCTTTCATCTGGCCAAACATGCGTGTGACTGAGGTTCTCCAGGTTCTACAGCCAGAGTATTGGTTCAAAGGGGCAGACTACAAGATGAGCACGCTGGACAAGGACGAGCTTGCGGCTGCAAAGGCTGCTGGAACCAAGGTTCAACTCATCGACCATGTTGCTGGACAATCGACAAGCAACCTGATCGACACGATTAAGAGGATGTGAGATCCTTTTGGAAACAGGACAAAGCTATGGAAGATCTCAACCCGAAAGAAAAAGCCTACCTTGAGCCACGCCACGCTGTTCAGCGAGATTGCTGCTGCGATCCGAGTGGTTCCGTTGAAGACATGCACGCCGAAGGTGAATACGGCGATGCTCATGATCAGTTCGTTGCCTGTCTTGGCGGTGACGTGAAGCCTCGCGGCGGTCACGCGGACGCTGTCCGTGCGCACGAACAGAAGATCAAGCTTGGAGTCGTCGACAACCGCAAACACGTCTACGGCGAAAAGGGACTTGAAGTCAGGGTCAAACCTGAACCGCCGATGGACGGCATCCCATGCATGTAACCTATGCCGAAAAGTGCTGAACGAAAGATGGCTCGACAAGGCGGGGCGATTCGCTACCGCACGGTCAAGAAAGACGGTAAAACACTTACGTGCGCTGTCACTCGTAAGAAAGGTCCCCAAGGTGGGCGCACCGTCTGTTGGCCTAAAAAGAAAAGCTGAGGATTTGGGCTAGGCGACGTGGGTGCAGATGGTTACTCTCACACTGCGATTGGTTGCTGCAGTGGGCTTTGCCTGCCGTCTGATCATCTTGGCAATCGCTGAACCGTTCACAACTGGGGTATCGCATTCCCTGGCGCTTGTAAAACCTTGGCAAGCCTCTGA